CTGGAGGTATGGTTAAGAATCTCTTGGATCAATGCATCTCTTTCGAGGTGCTGGATGTCCAATGCCCCACGCGGCCATAAACGGTCCGTGAAAGCTAGGGCCGGGAAGACTAAAGCTGTAGTACGATCAGCGAGTCCAAAAGTCCGGTTTAGCTGCTCAAGCTCCTCGTTGTCTACTCCGATTCGCTTGGTTAACTCGTCAGTGGTGGGTGCCCCGTAGTCCTTCAGGTATCGGTAGAGCGTTACGACAAATAACAGACGTTTACTAGCCGTGCTTGCAATTAACTCCCACAGGAAGCCGATCACGGCTCGTACACATTTCCGAATTGCTGTAAACATAACTAAGACCTTTCAACATAGAGGTTACTGACCATCGAGGCGTAGATACCTACATCCTCTCCCGCACTCAGTACAAGGTAATACCTGAACCCCACGCTAGACTCACGACGGGTGACTAACGTCAGCGTAGGAGACTCTGCAGTTAAAGCAGACAGTGCGTTACGAGACGGGGTGTCTAACCCAAGGGTGAGGATCACGTTGGCTTCTTTCTTACCTGCACCTAAGTCATACCCTACAGGTAGGGTAAGTGACTTCAGAGTTTGAGCAATCGTCTTGCGTAAAACGCAGACTGACTTGCCTTTTTTCTCTTCGTGCTCATAGAAATAACTCGTTACATCGGTATACACCGTGTACGGGTCTTGGATGGACTCCTTAGACAAAAACGTATCTAAGACGCCCTGTAGGTGCGCTAGATTAGAGATCGCGTCAAATACCTTTCTAGGCGGTCTAGCGTGCCACGTCAGTTGTTTCTGATCGATGGTGTACAGGTCATTAAAGTGATCTGCTTTGACCACGTAATCCATCTGGTGGTCTTTTAAGTCTTGGTAGACTGAAGCGGTGAACACATTCGCTAAGTAGACTTTCACTACGTCAAGTTGTGTGGTACGGGAGATTTTCGTTTGGTATTCCCGCAGTTGTTCTAAGACAGGTTCTGGTTCTTTTAAGTACACCACAGCGTATGCTTGGTCTGACATCCGTTTGCCGTCGTACTCGTTGTCTGCAGTAGACTGTCCTAAGTGATACACGTGACGGCCGTCGGTGCTTTTCGCCACGTCGGTGTTCATCACAAAGTACCAACGGTTTAACGAGAATAAACGATTGTACTCTGCTTTAGGAGCCCAGTAGCCAGCAGGAGGAGAGACTTCTTCATGTACCTCACCCGCTCTGTCTTTTTGACTGAGGATCACCGCGCGGGTCGCGTTACGGTCAGCGAGTTTATTCCCTACAGACGTTGCGTGTCCTTTCACCCAGTTCCACGTGACTTTCGTACCACTACTTTCTAACGTCGACGTAGAGGCTAAAAGCTGACGCCACGCATCGGCATTTGGCATCGGCTCGCCGTCTCGTTTAAAGTCGGCAGCAATCCATTTCTTTGACCACTCCCGCATCCCTTCTACGACGTACTTGGAATCGGTGTACACCGTTAAGCTTTCTACGTGGTCGACTTTACAGGTGTAGTTGATCGCATTTAAAGCAGCGTGGACTTCTGCTGCGTTGTTGGAAGCCACACCTAGTGCCCCCCATGAATCGACGTACGTCGTAGCGAGGACTTGAGTACCCCGTCCTCCTTCTTGTTTAGAGAGCGTAGAGTACCCTTTGTCGGTCACGACACCTTCTCGTTCTGGAGCGAGTTCTTTGTTCGCTAAACGCGTGGTGTACTGAGTGTTGTTTAAGTCAAAGTGGTAGCCATGAAACCCCCAGCCACACGGACCAGGGTTTGGACGCGCACCACCATCGGTGTATAACACCACACCACACCGAGGGGTGGTTTCTACTACTGCTGCAGCTGCGTCTGGAGTCTTTTTCTTTTTAGCCATTTTAGGGAAACCTTAGTTACGTGCAAAAGTACGACTACACCATTACGCGTAGTCGTACTTTTTTAGGGGGTGCAATCCACAGGGTCTTGTTGTAACGCAGTGACCATTCGGTTGTAAGAGTCTACTTGCGTTTGAATCGATTCGATGTGTTTAAACAACACGTCTTGGATTTCAGTCTCAGTCATGTCGTCAGTGATCTCATCGTCAGGTAACACCAGTGTAAGTTCTGGGACTTTAGGACGAGGAGGACACTTAGGGAGTTCGTTTGACTCTAGCTTGAAGGTCACGTTTAAGTAGTTGATATACCCAGTTAAGTACTGCTGGTAACCCACAAGGTCGTCTCTCCAGTGAGTGACGTTCGTAAGAAACGCAGCTGGGTCTTTGGACCGGTATTGATTGTAGTCGTGAGGGATCGAAAACGGAATCAACGACGTGTTGAGTTCAGGAGATGAAACGCCGGGTGACACACACCCAGCGAGCAGTAGTAAAACGATAGCGAGGTTAGATCGCTTTTTCATTCTGTGTCTCCTTTATCACGGATCGTTTCTAACCGATCTTTCACACGTTCGTTGGTGGGTTTCTTGGCTGGAGGATCAGACTTAGGTGTGGGAGCACGGCACGTCTGTGTTAATGTATCGAGTTGTTTTTTGGTTTCAGCGTGACGTTCTTTTTCGTTAAAGTAATTCAGCTGGGAGATCTCATAGTCTTTGCGCAGCGCCTGCAGTTGGGACTCAACCAGCAAGCGTTGTAAGTAGTCTTCAGAGTGGTACCGTCCTACAGGCTGCCCTTTGTCTTTTTCTTCAGGCTTAGTCAGCTGGGACTGATCGTAGAAATACGTAGCTGCATAGGACGAGACGACGATTAAAAGAATCAACACCCACGACAGAAAAGAAGGACGTCGTCCTTCGGGGTGTTGGATGATCTCTTCGATCTTTTTCTTGAGTATATCAAGTGTATAAGGACCGAGAGACTTCAGTAGAGCGATAAGCATTTGTCCAAACACAGGAATGACCTCCGTAACATATGAACGAAACTAAAGCATGCTATACCTAAGAAGGAGAGCAGTCATGTACATTTTAAGAGGTTTTGTAACAATGCCGGCGTTGATGAACAACGCGGTAGGACAGAACTCCCCGATTGGTGAACTCGAACCCCAGCAAGAAACCTACTCCAGAGAGCGTGGGGTTTATGCGAATAACACCTACCCAGACGTCCGTTTAGTGTCGTTTCGTTCTGAGGATACCACAGGGTTGATCCCCGTGAACACACTCCACCAGAACAAAGCGTTGATGATGTCGCAGTGGCTGTACGCGAGATCGCTTGCGGGGCAGATCTCAGAGGATAAAACGGATACGCTTTTAGCAATGCGTAGTTACTTCGTTTTAGAAGCAGAAGAGATCGACCTAGGAGACACCGTCACCAATGGTCAGTACTGGTTTCCTTCATGGGTATCGTACAAAGCGTTAGGGGCTCCTGACAACGAAGTGCGGTTGTGGTACCACAACGCAAGCTTCGCTGCGCAATATGACTACTACGACATTATCGTGGTTCCACCGATTGTAGACCCAGAAGCATTCCACACTGGAGTAGCGGCTGTAGATCAGTTACTGGACGAGTACTTACAGTCTGAACACATGGCGCGTGCACAATTAGCGCGTGCGGGTACGCCACCAACGTACCAACCGTCGTATGAATTCGATTGGGTGAATCCAAACGACGCTACGTACCGTCGTCGTACAAACTGGGTGGTGTTGGTGTACGGAATTCGTGGGAATAACGATGACCTGATCAAAGAGAAGATTGCTGATCACCTGCTAGACGCTTCAGCGTACGACCGCGATGCATGGGAGACTATTTTCCCTGAGATCTTTATCCCTACGGAATACTACATCGTTCCTGCATGGAACCGCTACGCGTTACCAGAGCTTACACTGACGGCTGGGATTTACTCTCCAAGTATTCCACAAGCGGAATTACCACAGTACCAAGCGTTGTTTGTGGACTACGCAACACCACACATTCTAGCACAGAACGAGATCATCGGCTCAAGCTGGAAAGGGTTGTCGTTTGTGTCCGTAGGACATCACCGTAACCGAAATGGGCTGTATCGTTTAACGGATCAATGGCCTGATTACGTCAACATCCCGGTGAATTCTTTGGATTACAACCGAATCTCTCCTGCTACACGCAGCTGGATTAACCAACTCTTTACTGCGTTTATCTACGCAGAACAAAACGCAGGGACTCTGCAACTCCCAGAAGGGTATACGTTGATTGACCGAAACGGAGTGTTCTACGTGAGTTTCAACCGCGATCAGATCAAGTACCTGATTGCACGCAAAGATAGCTTACCAGACCCAGTGGTGTAAAGAATGGCGTTAACTCCCACCATAGGACTTAAGGGGCGGTACACACTCGCCGCCCCTTACGACACGTTAGTGTTACCTACCGGACTGTATGAGTGTATAGCAGTACGGAAGTTTGAAGACTTACTGGTACTGACCGTAGACGTCTTCGCGGACTACTACGAACCGTATGGGTTACTCCAAAGTGACTACCAAGCCGATAATCGAAACGGTGCAAGTATCGTCACTTTTGTGGATGTGAATGACAACTACGTGTATGTACCGGATACGTATATCCTCTCGATTCCGTCGATGGATAACGTCGCGTATCAACACGTGGTGATCTCTTTAAGTTTAGGTCCTTTCCCTGAATACGTAGGGCTTACAGACTTAAGTACAAAACTTAAAGAACTCACAGAAACGACCATCGGTGTAGACACCACGCCTTTAGTGCACGTCGCTCCTACCCGAAACGTGATGCCTAGTGCACTCCACGAAGGGATGGAAGTCGCTCGTACTAACCGAATCGTCGGGAGCCAAACTGAACGTGCCAAACGGATTGCGTTAGAAGCACAGTTGGTGGCAGCACGCGCAGAGATCGCGGCACTACAGCAGATCTTAGTCGATAATGGCTTAGTGGTAGACGTTCCGGATTAACCACCGCATAAAGGGAGCTTCGCGCTCCCTTTTATGTCGTCTTAGAAAAAAAGGTGGGAGGGATAACTCCCACCAAGGCTAACACTCTAAGGAAGATGACGTGTTGCTCATTACGTCATACTATTTTAAAGTTGAGGTTCTCACCGGGCTTCACTAACGCACCACTCGTGTCCAGTACGTTGACTTCCGCATTCGTAAGCGCTCCATGACTAGAGGCGAAGTGAGACACTAAAAACACCTGAGGGATTCGTTTGAGTTCTAAAAGCGTACGGATGTACGCAAACAAACGATCTCGGTGTGTTTGGTGGAAACTGTGTCCTACCTCGTCTAAGAACCACGGGACGTTTTTCCCTCCTAACGCAATCGACATAAACGCAAAGTTAATGACTTCCCGTTGGCCTCGTGAGCCATACGCGATGTCCGGTACGATGTGATCAAGTTGAGAACTCACCATAGGGAACAAATAGTCAAGCTCCGTGTCGTTCACAGAAGGTAAGGAGAGTTTCAGCGGTACCGTCCAGATCTGGTGGATGATCTGGTTGAGTGAATTCACGAATACCCCTAAGTACCCTAAAAGCTGCTCAGCAATAATCCCTTCGGTAGGAGAGAGTTGTTTGAGTAAACACTGTCCTGCTTCTAGGTCGGACTGGTACTGCGCAATAGACGCTTCTAGGTGATGCACGACACTGTCTTTGGCATCACTGCGTGCAAGTTCTTGACGAATCTCTGTCACCAAACTCTGTAAGCGATCTACGTCATGCGACAATGCTTCGTTGTACGCCGCATCACTTAAGTGTGACATACACTGCTTCAGTTCGGTCAGTGTGCCCTGTAACTCTTTCTGTAAACGTAACGCATGACTGTACACCCGGTACTCGTCTTCCGCAGCACGGAGTTCCTGCGTTAAACGCTCTAGGAGCACTTTAGAGCTCGTGTGCTCGTGTTCCAGCTCTACCATACGCCGTTTGAGCGTTTCTAAGCCTCCTTGGCCCACAGAGCGTTTAGCGTGGATCGTCTCTGTAAGGATTGCGTGATTCTGACTGGTACGAAACACGTACTCGTCTTGGTCTAACGTCCTTAGGTACAATGAGAGTTTCCCTACTAAAGACTTAGGCGATTCCGCCAGCTGGATATCGTCTGGGTCAATGTCGTGAAACACACGAGCAAGCTTTGGGTGTTGACGTCGTGTAGAGAGAACTTCCACGTAGAGGTCTCGGTAGGTGGCGTACTCGGTTAAGTACGTGGTTACGCGTTCGTGTTGAAGTTGTAACCGTTCGAGTTCTGTCAACGTAGTGGTGAGTTGTTGTTCCAGTACGGCTTGTTCTGTAGGGGCTACACCGGGAATAAACACGTGCTTACACTCAGGGCACTCTACAGTAGAATGATTCTGAATGTGCCGTAGTTGTAGCCTAAGCTGTTGCTCCAACGCCGTAAGGCGGTTGATCTCACTTTGCAAAGCCTGTGCGGTTTCTCTGGCTTGCTGTACACGCGCATTGTTGTACGTGGTCTTGTTTGGGTTTTGTGGGAGTCGTAGGTATAACTCATCCAAACTTTGCTGAGCTTTGAAAAGCTCCGCTTTCACTAACGCGTACTCTTGCAGCGACGTAAGGTCTGCAAAAAACCCAGACGGACTGAATGTTTCTAGTTCCACTTCAAGTTGTTTGAGTTCTTTTTCCAGTAGCTCCAGGGGTCGCTCATCCGCGTGACTAAACGGAGTCAGTAAAGAGTCCAGTCGTTCGAATTCTCGTCGTTGTTCTCCTAGAACGTACTCACAATGCCGGAGTTGACTTTTCAGCTCAGCAATCACGGTGTCGTGGTGTCGCCCTTCGGTGTAAAGACGAGGGACGGATTGCAGCTCACGGTTTAACCGTTGGATCGTTTCGTTGTGGCGTTTAACGTCACGCACTAAAAGACTGTACTCTGGTGTAGTAGGATTCTTCGCAGAGAGTAACTCATGAATCTTTTTGGTCAAGGTACTCAGTTCCAGTTTACGTTCTTCTACTACAGCTGCAGAGAGTCGCGTAGAGAGTTCTTCTGTGAGTTTGACTTCAGCGAGCTTTAATGCTCCTTGTAAATTCCTGACCCGTGTAGCGAGTTCTTTATGGATGCGTAACCCATAGGTGACGTCAACGTCAGAAAGTTTAGTGAGCCACTCTCGACGCTTCTGAGCAGGGAGGTCAGTAAAAAGGATTAACCCCATGGCGATGTTGTGGGTTTCTGGGGTGTAATCTAAAAGCTCTATCAACCGCGTACGGATCACGGTTGCGTTTCCTATAATCGGTTCGTCGTCGTTGATCTGTAGAGAGTGGGTCTGCCCTTTTCGAAAGTCACTTCGAATGGTGTAAAACGTCCCTTCTTTCTCATAGACTTTTTCTTCAAATCCTTTACCTTTGACGTAGTCTCCAGGAGAAGCAGGGAACGGAGCTAATGCATACAACAACGTGGTTTTCCCAGAACCGTTATTTCCTAACAGTAACTGTAAAGGAGACTCTGGCGTATAGTGGACTTCTGTCGTCCCACCGCCTAATAAACGTGCATTGTGCACAAACGTAGCTTTGACTAAACGCATGAAAACAGTGTCCCTGTGTGGTTGACGTTTTATGGGTACCATTGTATAGGTAGGTATTGTATTTTAAAACCCAAGGTGGGACGGTATGTCTGAAAAAGACTTTAGTAAATACGACTTTGACTCCTTTGCGTTCTTTGACGTTGGGATAGTCCACGACAACAAACCTCGAAGCACAAACAACATTTTTGCAACACCGATCTCGGTGTTTCCATTTGCGTCGAGTAAACTGACACGTGAGTCTGCGAAGGTAGAAGCTAAAGGGGTGGATGCGTTAGGAACCGCGTACAGCACGAGTGCAGAAACCGTGAACGCCCAAGAGTACAGATGGCTCCCTACGGGATTCCAAACCACAGCGCCTGACGTACGTAAAGGGGAGCGGGTGTTTCTGTATCGGTACGCCGACACCGATGAATACTTTTGGGTGTCCAGTCAGTTAGACCGCAGCTACCGTCGTTTAGAAACGGGTGCGTTTATGTTCCAAGCCGATCCCAACGCGGATGACAAAGACGAGTGGAGTGAGGAGAACTGTTACACCTTTACCGTCTCTACGCACGATGGACACATTACGCTTACCACCAGTCAGAAGAACAAAGAACCGTTTGGGTACGTGATGCAACTGAACACCAAAGACGGGATCTTTACACTGACGGATAACGAGCAGAATCTCATCCAGTTAGTCAGCGCAGAACAGTTGATTGTGTTGAAGAACAAAAACGGAACGTACTTCGCAGTCGATAAAGACGACTTAAAAGGGTATGCTCCGCAGAATATCTACTTTAAAGCAGAAACCCTCGTGGAGTTTCTGTGTAAGAACTTCGTGCTTAAAGCGTCTGAGGACATCACCTTTGAAACGAAAGTATGGACGGTGAACGCCAGTGAGAGTATCTCGTTTGATACACAGACGTTTAACTGGAAAGCACAGACGACGAATATTGACTCCCCAACGATTAATATCAAAGGGAATATCTTCCACGAAGGGAATCAAACCACAAGTGGCACCATGGGAGTCGGTGGGGCTACTACGTTGGGCGGTGGGGTCTCCGTCTCTGGCAGCATGACCAATAACGGAAAAGACGTGGGGTCCGGACACAAACACACAGGGTCCGCTACCGCACCGAGTGGTCCGGTTTCACCGACAGGTACACCGGTTTAACCAAAAAAAAAGAGAGGGCATACAGAGGAGAGAGCGTTTGCTCTCTCCTCTGTGCTTTATGCCTTTCCTACTTGCTCACGCAAACGCTTTTCGATTTCTTCCAGCGTATGGGGGAGTTTGTAGTGGTCTTTTAGAATCCTCGCCCAGGTGGGTAGGTGTTCAATTTCGGGGGTGGCTTTGAACTGTTCTCCGTAGCAGTCGCATTCAATCCAAAGCGCTAACTTTTTGTTCTGTAGCGCTAAAGAGTAAACGATAAAGCTTAGGAAGATCCCTACCCACATCAACTCAGTAGGGAAGTCAACAACCACCTGTAAACCCACAGACCACAGACAGCCTAAGAGTACAGTTAAGTACCAATGCAAGACGTGTCTGTACTCGTGTGCGTGGACTCCAGGATCGTTTTGATACTTGGGGTCTATACGCACGACGAAGCCGTTGGCTTTACCACCCGCGTTTTCTAACTCAGTGTATCGGAGCACCGTCGGGAACGGTGTCCACTTCAGTTGTAGGCTCATCAGCAGTAACCTCTTCGGTAGGGGCGGTAGCAGCAGCTAAACGCGTTTTGTAGTCATGGAGTAAACCAGAGACGTCAAAACGTCCTAAGTGCTGGTTTAACACCGCGGTTAACCAGAATTGCAATTGTGCATACGATTCGTTTGGCGTACCGTCTACCGTGGAGACTTTGAGTTGTGGTGACTCTTCGTCAGAGATAAACACGTTCAGCAACGCAAGTACCGTCGCGCCTGTGTCGTTGCGTTGTAAGCTCACTTGCATACCGATGTGGACTAAACCAGAGTCATCCGCACTGCAGGCAGGACGGCTGATCTGTACGCGATCGCCTACGAACAGTACTTTGGTTTTTTCGATACCACAGCACCACAAACCTAAGTTCACCAACGCTTCGATGTTCGTGGCTTGTGAGTGGTACGCAGACACACTGATAAAGTAGCGTTGCTCGCCGGCTTGGACTAACACAAAACGGTTGGCTTCTGGATTGTACACACCAAGCTCCGCTGTTAAGATCTCTTCTGCAACGTCCAGTGTTGGGTAGTCACGTGCGAAGATCTTAAACCCCGCTACACCTTTTTTGGTGTTGCCTTGCTCGTCTGCGGTTTCACCAGGTAAGTCCACCAAAGTTGGTTGAGCCTTCACGGTGTCTGGTAGTAACAGAGGGGTACCCCCATACAGACCTGTGAAGTTTACGTCGTTATGGACGTAACCTAACACTTTACGTGCGACGTACACCGCGTAATGTGGTAAGTAACCCAACGCGTGACCGTTGACGTCTACGTCTTGGTTTAGATACGTTGCGTAGCAAGGTTCCTGACCGAATTCGAAGAAAGCCCCGACCGTGACCTTACAACCGAAACGGGGTTCTAGTTCTTTTTCTAAGTCGGCCGATACAACCGTACCCACTTCGGTTTCGTCGTTGAAGTTAAAGGCGGCTGGGATGCTACGTTCGTCGATTACGGTCTCACCGTCTTTTTCTGTCTGCACAGAGGTGGTTAGATGTACAACCACAAATGGTTTAGCAGGTTCAAACGTAGTGTAGTTTAAAAATAAAGATTCCATTAAAAAAGCTCCAATGCCTGGGGTTAGTTGAACAAAGTATTACGCTTTATTTGTTTTTTCTTACTCGGGTCATGTACGTGCTCACGCCTTCGTTAGCCGCGTGTAGAAAAAGTTCCCTGTTGGTGCGGTGAGTAAAGTGTCGGTAGTGGATCACTAATTCACCGATCCCAGAAATCGCCCTTAAACGATTAATCAACATTTCGGATGGTTTATAACCCACGGCTCTCAACCTACGCTCTATTCGTTTTTTACACGACTGAGCATCCACCAGACACAATTCGACCGGTTCGTGTTGCGTCACGTCGCCGTCCAGAGTCTGTGTTTTTACCCCCAGATGCAGGCGCTGCATCGCCACCCATGGAACCAGAGAAACGATGAGTTCCTCGTTCGGTTTCAACTGAGCAATCAATAGGTTGATTTTTGCCACAAAATCACCATACGCTTTGGTCGGTTTGTTTTCCGGGAGACCTTTAAACACGGCGGTTAGATACGTGGCTAGTCGTTTTGTGTTAGCGAGCGCTTTCTCTGTAGGTTGAGTTTCTTCCACCGATAAAATACATACGAGGGTGGCAGGATGGTAGTGTTTAAGGTTTCCTCCCACACGCAACCACACGTGGTGTGTCCAATCGGTTAACTCGGGTGTATTCACTCGAACCCCTACGTCACCAGAACGTAAAATTTGTACTCTGGAACCTCTAGGGACGAGTGCTAGGGTGGTCTGTTCTACAGTAGTCATCTCAAACTCCTCCTTTGGTTTTAGGACGAGCAACCTCTAACAAAAAGCGAAGGTACGACTCGTACTTAAACTTAACGCCTGCGAACTCTTTGGACCAGAACTGCGTGGGGCCTTCGAAATTCGCTGGGGTTTTCTCCCAGTGTAATAATTCCACATCGGAGTACGAACGTTCGTTTTTCACACGACACATTAAAGAGAGGAGTTTTGTGGTATTACCGGGACGGTTACGTCGATAGTACACACGTGGCGTTAAAGCGCCTCCAATAACGTAGGAGCACGTATCTGCAGCTAACCAATACTTAGGTAGCTCTTTTTTAAAGAACGACTCTAATTGCGTTACAGAGCTTTCTACGTCAAGTTTAGGACTGTACAGAAAGAGCAGTGCTCCATCTGCGTCTGTGAACAGGATGGCTCCGTGCGGACAATCCCATAGGACGTGGTCAGAAACCACTGTACCGTCTGGGTAGTCGGTACGATTTGGATTTAAAGGCATGATTAGTAGTTCCTTTTGTTAGCCTAGGGAGGGGAAACCTCCCTAGGGAACTGGAGTAATGGGTTAAGCGATCAGTTGTTGGATGATCGAGTCTAACAATTCATCTGGGAAGCGCTGTTCTGGAGCGGTAGCTTGGTAATACAGCGTCTCGTAATTAGCTCGAACAACCTCCGGAACGACACCCAAAGGCAGTAACCGTAAATAAACATAACCGCAGTCATCAGCGGTCCCACCACCAACTATTAGAGTGACATTTACTTTATCGGCCTGGAGCTGGTAAATCACCTTACCTTCTTGCTGACGGAGGGTCTCGTTAAACAGACTAAGACGTCTGTTTAAACCTTCTACGAGTTTGGCAACTACTTCGAACTCACTGGAACTAGGGACAGAAATCCACAACGGTCTGATCCCTAGTAAGACCACGCGGTTTTTTACTTCAGTCTCGGGTTTTGAATTTGAGGGTGTAGGACCGACATAGCAGTAATGTGGAGTGGGGTCGCGTACTACCCAATACCGACTACCCGCAACGTCTACGTATTTCGTTCCAGTACCACACAGAAATTCCTGAGTCGGAGCTACGTCAAACAACCTCCAATGTACCAAGCTAGACCTTGTATCAAAGACGTTGGATGTTGCAGTGTTTTGTATTACGGTGTCTAACGTTGGACGTAGATCTCGCTGCTCACCGAAAATACTCTCACTGATCGGAGTATACACTAAGTGCACACCTTTCTCTAAAAGTTCTTGGTCTCCTTCGTACATACGGTCTGGAGTATGTAGAAAGTGATGTTCCACCGTCCAATCGAACTGAATTACCGCAATGTAGTTTAACGGCGCATCAGCTTTGTTGATGTACTGGACTTTGAAGTGTTGTAAGTCCTTTGAGAGCAGATCTTCCCGTAGTTCGGGGGGTGTGTTACGTAACAGATCCATGAACGTCGTAAACATTCCGTTGTCAGTTTTCTTCTCGATTCGTTCGAAGAACTCTAATGCCGTTGGGTAGCCGACGTTGTTTACAAATTGACTTAGTTGGATGTCTTGGCGCATAAAGCCCCCATTTGTTCGGTGCTTAAAAAGATGGTCGACTTACCTCTAGTTAATTGCCGGATTCTTTCGTTGTTGAGAATCACACCTGGCCACTCCGTCGTGTGCAGATCGTGATAAAAGTTACCTGCGTTAATCGCGCTTTGGTAATCAAACAACAACAAAGACAACCTAGCGTGATCTAGAGTAGTCCACGTCTTCTCGAATTCCTGGATGTCTTTGATCAGTATTGACATACGGTACTGGTATTGACTGACCGCGGATAACGTAGCCTGCTGGTCTAACAAAACCGTCAGTACCGTTTTTAAGTACTTCTGTGGGTTGGTTTCGTTTGACAACAACACATTAAGGAGTGAAGTCGCGTAAGGATCACGCATCAACCGACCGGTGTATGCGTTGTAATAGTACTCTAACGGGACTGGGTGTTTAGCTGGCTCCTGAACCACCTCGCTTTCGCAAACCTCTGAAGTAGGTGGTGTTCCTGCTAAGGTCTTGTAATCGTCAAACGAGAGACTCCCGGATTCTTTCTTCGCGTCCTCTAAACTCTTACGAGCGCGGATGGCCATGAACAGACATACGAGTAGGAAGACCGTTCCTGCAATAAAACCCAACCAATCTAAGTAACGCATCTTACACCTCCAAAAAGTCTGTACTCTGTGGAGTGAACCGTTCTGGCTCGTCGCTAAACACCACTTGGTACAACCAGGTGTTCATCCACTGTTGTGTGTTTAAGTGCGGTAATACACTCACGCACTCTGGATCTAAAGGAACCAACGACACCGTGGTGTCAAAGTCCCCTTCACTCCAGAACTCGTGTAACGACGCTGGGATCTCTAACACACCCCCTTTATCCAGGATTAAGTGTTGATCTCTCAGTAACTCTACAATCCGTTCTAACACCAACCCAGGGTGGTTAAATTCACCGTCTTCATTACGGGGGGTAAGGATCACTAAGTCAGGTAGCTCGTAGTCTTTCAGTCCTACGGTATAACCGCCAATCGCTTCATACACGGCTACAGCGTAGCCGTTCTCCTGCACACAGCGTTCTAACTCTAACGCTTCTTTTTCACTGACAGTCATTTTACCACTCCTTTTTGTTCGGTACACGACCACACGACTTTTTTATCTCTCAGCCCGTACAACGGCGTGGCATCTACTGCATGTCGGTGTTCTTTAGCAATCGCGTTGCACTCAGTAAGCGAGCTGGTGTGAATTACTACAGTGCTACTGGAATTGCCATCTGTGTTGACTAGGAAAATAGTTAATATTAAAATCCACGTACTCATGGGTACTCTCCTTTTTTTTGTTTAGTTGTTACTAACGAGGTACGAACACGTCGTCTAATGACAATCCTGTTTCCGCTAGTATGCCTGCTTTGGTTTTCACTTCGAAAATCCATTCATCGGGAATGGGTAGTGTTAGGGGGTGGACAAACCGACGACCGAACGTCATCAAACAGTACGTATCGAATTGAAACTCAGCGGAGTTCCAGACCCCCTCGCGTTCTAAGGTTTTCTCCCCTTCAAGGATCTTCTTCACGATCCCTTTTGCAAAAGGCGTGCAGCGAGGAAGCATTTTCTTTAAATACCGACACAACCACGTAGGACGGTCAAACGAAAGCTTAGCTTGCTTGGTGTTTTCATACGCGATGTGTTGTGCTAACAGAGTCGTGGTTAACAACTCTTTGGTGTTCAGTTTGCTCACGTCGTAAAGTCCTTTAAAGGTAAACGTGTTCCGGTGTGGGACAAGTTATCACGAAACACCAACACCTCCACACTCCACTCCAACTGAATCAGTGAGTGTTTGGTGATTGTCGGTACGTAATACGCCACACCGTAACGTTTTGCTAAAAATGCTGCGGAGTCTGGTAATGGGTAGTTAGGGTCTTCCATCAACACAAACCCATTTGGGAGGGGTCCTAAAAGCACACCTCCTAATTCAAGGTTGATTTTGGAATAGAGGACTTCAGAAGAAACCACTGGCAATTCCGTTTGTTTTCGTAGGTTCTCCGAGCTCACGTTTGGGTTGTGTGCCAGTAAATAGACCGGCACTTTCAACTGGCGTAGGAAGTTGTCTACTATAGCTAATTCACGTACTGTCATTCGGTTATCCTTTTTGTGGGGAATCGTCAAACAACTCAGCGATCCACTTGGGTTGGTTTTCAAGTGGTGGGGTTACAAATTCTACCGGTAGGTTTAAGAACGCAGCAAACTGTTCGGAGTCCGACTTCACGATCCCTAAAGCCACTAACGTCTCACCTAACATTACACGCACCTCTTGTGGGTCGGTGGTATATAAAACCTTAGCGATGTGGTATTGTTCTTCGGTGGCGTCGTTCGTACGTACGTCAGATGCGAGGTCGTACGCAAACTCGAAGTAACGGTCAGCGACAGTCTGTTCGAGCGTCTTCAATGCCGACAGGATGTAACGCCTCATTCTGAACAGATATTGGCTCTGCAATTCTTTTAGTCGAGCTTCTTCACGAGACTTCTTTGTGAACAACCCACTGCCGAATAACCCTAAGGTACGGGTCGCTGTATTGTTTACTCTTTGGTGGTTAGGTTTGCGTTTCATTCGAACAATTTCCTTATTGGTAGTTTGTGGAAGTGTAAGAGGTGTTTCATTTCCTCTTCGGTGTATTCTTTCTCACACAACACGACTAAACTGAGGTTCTGTGTGTTGATGCGGTACAGACGGGACTTATCCACGCGTTCACTTACTCGCGTTTGGTACACGTGGTCAGGTGTGTTTAATACTCCAACTTCAATAATTTGGAATTCCAAACTACGTATCGCTCGTCTGAGGTACGCGTGATCTTCTTCTGCAATCACGTAAGGTACTAGATCTTCTTCTACTGTTATGTAGGGAAAAGCGTTCCGCGATACTTGTTCGTACAACTCGTTCTCTAACTCTTTGAGAGGACGATACATTTCACAAAGGTTCTCTCCGTATTCAAATTCATACCAACGGTGTGCGGTTCTGTAATGGCTACCGTCGTCCTTCTCGACAGGTTTGGTTGCTGAGAAAATAGACAGCGCCATACGACGACTATTCACACCAGAGACGTACTCGGCGGTAGAGAGTTTCTGACACTCAGGACAAAGCATACAACCGATGTCCTCTCCTAATGACTTCAGTTGTCTTTGCTCGGACTGTCGTTCTTGATGGCTTTCTAAAATGAATGCTTTAATGCAGCATGAAGGGTAACCGTAATAGATACCACGGTAGACCCAATTTATCAAACGCCAAGCGCCTAATTGTGAAGCATTTACTTTTAATTGGTTTAATTCGATTTCATTCATGGGAACCTCGATGTCTTAGAGTTGACTTGTCCCAACGATGATATATACCTGTATTTAATTCCATAGGGACAAAAAAAAGAGGAGACCGAAGTCTCCTCTACGCACATCACTAAAAGAACACATCCGTCGTGTAGTCAATACGAATCGATAAACGTACCGGAGACACTCCCTCGGCTGTCTGCGCGTACATCACTGGCTCTCCTTCTAACGTGAGGGAGATTGTGTTGTGTTCTCTTTTCAACTTCACCCAAACAACCAGAGTATGTACGCCATCGCCACTCTTTGCCACGATTTTCAAACCGATCGGTTTATACCCTACGACCAACCCGTTGTACGTATCGCATTGAACGACGTTGGGTTGGCCTAACGGAGTATTTATTAGTTCGGTCGATACAACCGTCAGTAGGTTAACGTCTTCTGCCAAAGCAGAGACTGAATTGAAAGTGATGTTCATTCTGGTCTCCTAGTTTTGTGGTACGAACACCCAATCCGTCGTTAGTCGTAAAAAACATCTCTGGGACCGGCGTGCCAACAACAGGACGACAAAGTATTTGTACTCTGCTCACTTCCTGTCGCTTGCTATTCACAGTGAGTTCAAAGTCGGCTGTGTGAGTTTCACCGCGATAGTCCACCATAGCACGAATCTGCAACACGTCACCATCGTTAGCAACCAAAGGAAGCGGCGTTTGGATTCTGAGCACAGGTATGTTCGATACTTCTGTGCTAGGATTTCTGGGAGTCAGTAACTCCATAGAAAAACGTTTTAAATCTACTTTTACATTCATAGTTTAGTTACCCTTCTGCTGTGCTAGAATCTCGGATTCCTTGGTAAACCAATTTAGGGTGTTTGTTTTCTCTATGACTTCAGAGATCGGGCGTGACGGTAGGTCATTAAACATCTCTTTGCATAACAACACAGTACCGCGAAAGACACGATCCACACTGACAAACACCAACGGCCCTTCTCGGTGATGGAACCGGATCTCTTTCTGCTCCCACCCGTGTAGGTGAAATAAACCGACTGGACTTAACTGGAAAAGTTCCACGTCTGTCAGTAAGGCTCTCGGTAGAGGGAGATATGCCGGGTATTGCAAGATCGGACGCATTGTCTGTTTGTGTTTACGGTCCTTCGCTCTGTCTTTTACCAGCTGAGCGTAACGTTCTTTGCGAAGGTTTGTGTTAAACTTACGAGCGTGCCGTTTCACACGTCTGAGGAGTAACTCCCTTTGACTTTCGTGGTAGTTCTCCTCTACTAAAGAGAGTAGTTCTTTATACCGTTCTATAGATAGGACTACTAGCTGAGGATTTGGATTTACGTTCATTCGTTTATTGCTCCTTAATTACAGCAGCTTTGAGTACCGGTTCAACTGTTAGCTTCACATCGGCCTGCGAGGCATTCTGGCCAGCCGATAGAAAAGAAGCAGCACCGCCAGCGACAATGAAGTTAGTTACGTCACTGGGTACTGGAATCACGCTAAATGTGTACACGAAAGGAGTTTTCTTTCCTTGGTGCTCTAATTCACCGTGAAGATAGCCTAACTCAAAAACTGGTATTACCAGCGGGAGTTGAGTTTGATAGTGCACCACTAATGATTCTTCGGGAATCCTGCGGGCGCCTATCTTTTCGTCAACCATTACGACCGCAAAACTATCAACGGTTATTTCTACCTTCTGGTTCATTCTGGATTCCCATTAGGACGCAACGCCCTTGCAAAGCCGTACACGTATGGGTTTAAGTCTTCCTGTCCGTCGGGTTGAGGTTTTAACTTAAAGCCATTGCGGAGTGCTAACTCGCGGATTTGGTCATTCGTCCACTGGAACGCCACACCAGCCGCTTTGAGTTGTCTCAAGATAAAACTCACGTACTTGATCTGGTGGAAACAATCGTGCAGGGAGTCGTGAGGCTCTCCTTCGAAAGTTAAAGTTTTCTTCGGGTTGATTCCAAAGAGATACCCTACTTCTACGACAGTACGGACGTCGAGTTCTTTAAAGAACTTCCATGGCAGTGGTACACCAGAGACTTCAAACGCATTCGCGAGTATCCCTAAATCAAACCGAGCGCCGTTCCCCCAGAGGACGGCGTCTTTGCCGATTTCATTCAGGAACACCGCAACGAGGTGAAGCGCATCTTCTAACTCTAACCCGTTCTCTAACGTACGAGATAACGGAAGACGTGTAGTATCGGGTTGTCTTAACCACCACGCTACAGTACCACCGTTTATTTTTAAACCCGCTTTGAGTAAGCTGTCTAAACGAATCGGCACTTTTAAGAACAGACCAGACTCTCCTGTAAAGCGATTAAACTGCACTAAGGAGATCTCTACAAACGCAGCTTGTGAGCTCAGTCCTAACGTCTCGATGTCCACCATGACGTCTTTCCAGTCGAACTGTGCGACTTCTCCTTTAAGGAGCATGTGTAGCCCTTCAAAGAAGTTTTCGTGGTACCACTTGTCTGTCTTGAGTTGGATACAGACTTCGTCCTTTTGGAAGTTCCGTGTCTGTAGGTTCAAACGGGGGTGTTGGGTTGCTTCACTCACGGGTGGTCTCCTGTATAGGTTTTAACACTACTGGGCTGAATTTAATCAGTCGAGTAGCTTTATTTTCATAGAGCTCCGTGTCAAGTAACAACACGAACGAACCATCGGTTTGTTTTGCAAGTACCGCCTGAAAAGGAGAGAAGGACTCCCCTTTCAAGATCTTACTTTTCGAATAACCGATAAGTGCTCCCATGGCGGTAGCGGACAAAGTGAAACACGTGTGGTTGAATGGAGTGAGGCCAAACCGAGGAATAGCAGCTTGAACAAACTCTTTGACTAAACCATCGGCTGTGTCGGTCTCTTCGTACTCTAAAGCAACGGTTTCTTTCAGCTGAATATCGTGGTCTCCTACTAAAGGGGTAACGAACACCCCTTGATACACGAAGGGTTGGTCTTCTTCAAGTAACCGACGACGAAGCATATCCGCTTCGCTAAAGTCTTTGTTCTTAGTGATGGATACGACGTTGTCCATTCTACTCGCCTCCGCGATAAGTGTACTCAACAGCAAGTTTGAACTTGACCTCTACGGGCACAAATTCCAACCCATCGGGCGTAGCGATTGTAAATCCAAGTGGGTCGCCTACCCATTCTAAAAATAAACTACCTGTCCATTTATTGGCTTTGATCATCAACGTGGGATCACAAAAACACAACTGGACGTTGTAAAGTCCAGTGACTCGTAAACTTACGGCTTGGTGATCCGACCACCCTTGAGTGAATAACTCTAGAGAAAGATCTAGAGGAGTCCCATCGAGCATACAGACAGCGAGGTCAGTGATTTGTGCATGTGCTGCGGTTACTTTCAGATCGGTAATTTTGATGTTCATTTAAACCCCCCCCCTTTGGATCACCAACGATCGGCTATGCTTTTGACCATGACTAACCACTGTTTACGGTACGTTTGTGAAACGATTTGATACGCCAAACGTTCATAATACTTCGGTTTATCTGTAGAAAGAAACACGGTATCAAAGTGGTGTCTACAGTGGTCTTCTAAAGTCCTCACTAGCAATTTCCCTACTCCAGAACGCTGCCACTGCCACGCTACGCAAAGTTGGTTCAACGAAACGCACTCTGCATCAAACGCACAAGGACTGGCGTTAAGAAAGCCGATCAATACCCCATTGTCAACGTACACCCCAAGCGTTACACTTTTAGGACGAGTTAGGTCTTCTAGAAAGCGATCAAAGTACTCATTAGCTACAGCACGATTAGTGAGTGTCGTTTGGTGTGCGCCTAGAAAGATTTCTACAACGCGTTGATGGTCTGTTCCTTCTATGACAGCCACGTAACAGGACGTTGTGTCCGTATCCCGTAAGACGTGCTGAGTTTGGTGCGCGTCGCTCATTAGGTCCTTCAGTTCAGGTGTGCTCATGTTGGTTCCTTTTCTGGTTCAGAAAGTGACTTTAGCCAGTTGATGAATTTCTCACGCTCCCATCTCGGACTTCCTCCCAATTTAAAATCTGGGAGAGGCACTGCCGTAATATTCCCGCGAGAGTCCCTAAGTGGCACGTAGTCAGGGTGTTCCGGAGAGTACCGCATCCTCTCCAGAGTACGACGACTAACGCTTAGAAGACGGTATATGTCAGACAGTGTTAAGTACCTCGGTATTTCCCAAGATACACCACCGGAAATAATCATCATTCTACCACCGCCTCGTATAGGTTAAAGGTAATGACCGGCTCTACGCTCCGGTCGGTTAAACGCTCGCTGATGTAACAGAACGGTCCGTTGTCTGGGTGGTCTAACCACACCACGAGGTTGTTGTTCTCAAAGAAACTCAGCGCTTCGTAATAGTTTCCACGGCTAGGCCAGACGTGGGAGATGGGTAGTTGTGTGGACAACTGCTTCACTAACGGGTTCAGCGTTTTAAAGTGCGCTCGAAGTACCGCGTCTGTCGTAGGAGAGACGGTGGTACCGATTTTGATGTCGACGTATTCGTACATGGTTCAATCCTCTTCTTCCCAATCGATGCAAGCGGTCGCTACACGAACCGATTCATCGCCACTGTATGGGGTGACCAATGAACACTGCAACCACACCCGGTCTTTAGGGGCGCAATAAGGACTATCAAAACAGACGTACGTTTGTCTCCAGGTCAACAAAGGAGCATGGCAGTTGTTCTTCACATCCATTGCTTGGGTTATTTTCCACTCAACGCGATGCTGGTGTTTGTGTTGTGGGTTGCGTGTTTCCCAAACGTTACAGACCGCAAAGAAAGTTTCTGTACCGGAATTCATTCCAATTTCAGACAATTCAACTGAGATGTGTGACGGTACCAAATACACCAGGTTCTGCGCAGCACAGGTGACTCCACAAACGGTAGTGTGCATGAGTTCCGATGGCGGTAAATCAATTTCGATTCGTTTCATAGTCTACTCCTCAGTCCCGTTCCAGGTACTTACAGAAATGTCCCGGTTTGTTCGGCGTGGATACCCATACGACCACACATTCCTCTTTAGGTTGTACGACGATGGGATTGTTTTTAGCGTACTCAGAATCACTCAGATCGACGTGAATACAAGCAGGTTGATCGAGCATGCTCTTTTCACCAAAAGCGCTTAGAATCAATTCTACGGCTCTTTGTGGGCAATCTTGATTTAGTACTTGGTACATACCGTTTATTCCTTCTCTTTTAATCCGAATGAGTTTATAACAGGAGTGGTTTTTAACAGCTCTTGTAAACGTTCCCACTCGCCCTCTACTGTCAACGCGATGAAGTCTATCCCACCAACAGTTCTTGGTGGGGTACCCAGGAACCCAAGGAAGACAGGTTCTCTTTTAACTGGTGGTTCATCAGGAACTTTAACCTCACACGCCAATCCACCGCGATACACATAAGCGTACGTTAAGCGATCGTCAAAGTCGTCGTCTTCGTGCGCCCATACCGCTAACAGTTGTCCTTCTTCAGCTACAAGAAACGGAGAGACTAATGTAAAGAACGCTTGTAAGCAATCCGGATACACCTTCCCTTCTCTGTGTAACTCCAGTTTCTTCCGATCGACTTCCGTGGTCAGTAACTCGTAGAACCATTCTTCGTCCTTAAAGTCTTCTGAGAAAAAGAAATGTGGACGTTGGATTTGTTCTAAGTGAGTATAAGGCCAACCTAGAGACAAATCAAAAGGAACGTCCTTCTCGTAGTGGTGTTCGATTGCTTCCAGGAACTCAGGTATCCGAGGGAAGAATTTTCCCTCAGGGTCTTTGAGTTTTATCTGAACGTGTACTTTATGGCGATCGCTCATGCTGTTATTCTCTTCGTCCTCAGACCACTCGACCTCGGCTATAATCACACGTCCCATACCCCTTGGGTAATCGACGGTAAAGTCCGATACCTGCGCGTGCACTCTATCGCTAGGTGGCGTGTATTTATCCGACATATTCGCGTACGTCTGTTTGGACTCCACGGTCACCTCTTCCAGATTGGAAGAACGTTCACACGTAAAACGAACCCAAAACTCATGAGGCTCGTTTACGCGGTAGGTGTTAAAGGCACCTTCGAGACAATACGTGCATGAGTCCACAGCGGTAAGTTTTGTGGGGGTGTACGTACCTCCTTCTGGCAATAACACCGACAGTGTGCTTATGGAGAATTCTCCATGCTGTATAGTGAAATTCTTAGGTAAACGTACGTCGTATTCTTTTAGTTCCATGGTACTCTCCGATGGTTCTTTAGTTTAGTTCCTAAAGATAATGTAGGTCTATAAACACTTCGATTAGTCTATGCTGTGAATTATGACACAAAAAAAGAAACGGCATACGGGGAGGGTGTGAAACCCTCCCCGCTTTGCGTTAATGGAGCACTCTGACTTTTACTTTTTCTATCTTAAACAGAATACACGCAGTTTCGGTATCTTCGTCCACGGTTTCGATCGCCATGTAGAGTACGTCGTCTGTAGGCACGAATAACGTACAACGGACTGCTATATCTGCTTTGGCTTCACTGCAAATATAAAACAACGTCAGGACGCACTCTAGAACTCGATCAGGAAACGCGTTCAGCTCAAGCTCGACAAGCGCTGAGTCAATAAACTCACTTGCGATGTCTCCAAACGCATCTCCTGCGCCTCTCACGCACTCTAGACACAGCACTTCTTCCAGTGACCCTTCTGCTTCTTCTGGTGTTGTGAACACATACCCTTCTACGATGTACTGTGTAAGCTCCCCGTTAATTAACCGCACTAAGTGTTCTTGCGTATCCCGTTGCTGTTGTGTGAGGTGTTCGGTCTCTACAGTCTCTACTATCGGCATAGCGTACTCCTTTTTTCTTCAGATTCACTGGATTACTTTGAATCCACGATCGAATATTGCTAATCTCACTAACTCTTCAATGAGCTCTGGGTCTTTCGCACACGTGTATTTAACGACTTCTCCATCCTTTACCATGATACTTAATACCTCACGGTCTCCCATTAAGACCCTCGCGTAATGCGGAAACATCACGACTTCTAGATCCTCACGCGTACGTACACACATGGTGGATTTCCCCATACCAGGAACATCGACGATTTCATCGGAGACTTCCTTAAAACCCGCCAAATGGTTTTGTAAGTCATAGAAAAGCGGGAGCAAACGCTGTCGTTGCTCCCGCTTCATCGCTTTGTGTTTTAACCACAGATACCTTACCAAGTGTAACAGTAACACCGAACACGCCCCTACGACAATTCCTAACAGCAAAGTTTCTGACATGTCTCACTCCTTACGCAAATGCTTTGTTGATTAATTGTTTTGCTTCTTCTACGTCACCAGTAAACACAAAGTGTGTTACTTCCGTGGTTCCGTCCTTTCCCGTGTGGTGATGGATTCTTACTAACTGTCCTCCCTGGTACGACAGTTGCACGTAGTTCTCACACACGTACACGGTGTAGCTTCCTTTCCCGTAGCTTGAGACTTCAAACGTACGTCCTGTCTCTCCACTGGTGACGTCTCGGGCGTACTCGTAATGAAACCCCCAATCCGCTGGAGTGCTCAATTTGTATAAAACCTCTTCTACGTAAGGCTTGTGGCGATTTTGTTCTCTTTGTTCTAGATCTGCCAACCAGCCTATTAACAGCAGGCCAGCGAACACCGTCAACACAACGTAGATCGTATTCTCATTCATTTCTCTCTCCTCAGTTTTTTGTTTGTACGTAACGGTCTAACAGTTCCCAATTCAATGGCGTATACAAAGGTTCTATTTGTAACCCTTCTTTACTGAACGTGAGTACCTGCCCTTTGTGTTTCTCTATCAGCCCTAATTCGGCTTTCCCTAGTATCCGGTGTTCCTTTTTATACACCGAGTATTTCTTCCATCGAGCTTGCATTTTCTTTTTATCTCTGGTGTCCTTAAAGTCTCCAGCAAAGAAGCTCTGGAATAAACCCAACTTTGCTGTAGGTAAACCACACACCCGCACCACGGCTTCTGACTGTTGGACAAAGACTTGATCTACAGCCTGTTCTTTTAACGCCTCGAGGTGTTCTACTAATTGTCCTTCTGCGTCTTTAAAAACCTTCAGTACTTTCCCTACCGTAACACGCTCCCCTACGGTTTCTGTTAAACGTTTCGCTAGACTCCCCATGCGTTTATACAACAATGAAACGTCCTCCACCAACAAGTGTTCAAAGAACGCAACCTGCGAGCAGCTAGACGTATTCCCAAACGACTGCGTGTACGTAAGGTCTGGGTGATACAACACTTGTAGACAGGCAGATATTTCTTTTGGGGAGATTCCTAATTCTACTTTCATGTATTTACGGATCTGTTTGTTCAGTAACTTATCGAATACCACGACTGGTTCTTTATGACTGTAGTCTCCGTATTTCATCACTCTACGCATGGTACGTATACCTTTGATTGATTGTCTCTACCTGTATATTAAATACCTGTAATTCTTTCCAGACCGCATAGACGGGAGGGGTGTGTCCCCTCCCTCTTAGCTACTGGACTCTCGTCTTAGGAGAAGGGTAGTGGGTGTAAGCACCCACGCTACTCCTGTCTGTCTAGAGAGAGTACTACCTCTCTCTAGGGATAGGGATGGTGAGTGTCTGGACACTCACACTACTGAAGGATACTGTCTGTATTATGACAGACAGTTCTCTCTCCTGTATCTGTAGATACAGGGAATAAGGATATCGTTCATAGAGAGGATAAGGAAGTCATTCACTACGTTCATTCCTCTATACCTTATCTCTCTATTCTCTCTACTATATTAACTAATAGTTACACACACAAAAAGCCCCACCCCAACCCCTCCCATTGCTGGAAAGAGGCAGTAGTCAGTGACTACATAGTATACGTAGACTCAGTGTAAAAAATAACTATTCTTTGATACAAAGAGTAGTGAGCGAGGTGTGTGATGCAACAATCTGTAACCATTCCTGCGAATGGGTATATAAAGGTTTTAGTGAACGTACGTCCTGGTGCTGTGTTCTCTGTAGTGCCTGGTGTAGGAGGACACATGCACGTCGAGTTCACGGTAGTCGACGGAGGACATCGATATCTGTGGGATAAAGCGAGTGTAAACAGTCCTACGTGGCATGTGGTAGACTGTCCTATGGCTGAAGTGTATGTAAAGGCAGACGTAGCTGCTGGTGTATTTGAATGGAGAAACCCATGAAACAACCGTTAACGAAGAATGAATGTATCCACGAAGTCGTGGTGGTAGAAGGTGGGTACGTGGATGACCCGAATGACTTAGGGGGAGAGACCAACTATGGGATCACCAAAGAGACAGCAATGAAGTACAAACACTGGTGGGCTCACTACAAGTGGGACGGAAACATGCGGACAATGCCAGTGGATTTTGTGTATGCGGTGTATGACGTGGAGTATTGGCAACGTTTGAACTTAGACACCATCGCAAAACGCTCTGTAACGCTCGCTAGTCGATTATTTGACTTTGGTGTGAATGCTGGTATAGCTAACGCAGCACAAGCGCTACAACGCAGTTTAAACGTGTTAAATAAGCAGGGTACTTTGTATCCTGATATTGAGTTAGGGACGATCATTGGTCCTGTGACTCTAAAAGCGTTTGAAGGGTATGCGAATACCGTGACGAAAGACTCAGCTGGGTTTGAGAAACTGACGTTGATGATCTACGGTTTACAGATCGCACACTACGTGAAGATCTCGGAAGAGCGTCAGAAGAACGAAGACTTTACACGGGGGTGGGTGAACCGTGTATGGAAAGCATTCTGGAATTACGCGGAGTGGTTGACACCTTAGGTGTAGCATAGAGGGAGGCGTAAAGCCTCCCTCTATGCTGGGTTTGTAACCAAGATACGAACTCGTTATTTTGCTCTTACGTAATCAACGAAGCTACCGGAAGATGTCGCGCTTGGTGTTCCCGCCAGAAAACCTCCAATTGTATTTCCCACAAACACTCTCTGTGACGTCAATACCGTCGGCATCGAATGATCGACTTCCACGTAGTTCACAAAATCCGTTGTCGTGTAAAAACGCCCCTCCTCGCCGTTGGTCCAGTGTTTGTTGTCGAAGAAACCTGCGTAAGACAAGAAATACGTTTTGTTGGCCCCGAGCGGAAAATCGGTCATAGTAGCACCAGAGTTATTACTATAATAAAATCCTCTATTGCCAGCCGCATCGGAGTAAGGCACTATATTTCTAAAAGACCCACCACCAGGAAGTAGATGAAACGAGAAAGTCCTAGGTAAACTCAACCCACTCGTGTCCACAACCGCACCTAACGTAAAACTAAACGTAGAGTCGTTGGCATAAAGCAAACGGAACGCGGTACCTCCACTAAAACGCGCCATAACGACGTAGTTGGTACCGTCCCAAACAATTCCGTAGGGCCACCAGTTAGACGAGGTGTTCACGTCTACGGTGACTCTAGTCGGACTTGTGTTGGTCAGGTTGTTGGCTTTCTCGATGGCGAATCTGGAATGTGTGCCCGTGTCCGATCTACTTTTGCGGAGCACCGCAAAGTTATTAGGGCTGGCAGCATACCAATCAGGCCAACCGTGCGTCCCATCCGCCACAGACGACGACGCGATGGTCCACGCGACACCGTCCGTGCTATGCCCAAAAATCCAGGTATGGTCGTTTTGGGAAGCTAAATAAATCACTCTGTTGAATCCGGGATGCCAAAACCCTACGTTTAAAGAGCCGTTGGTGATTATAGTTCCAATGTTATTCAAAAAGAAAGACCACCCCACCCCACCATCGTCACTGACCACGGTACCTTTAGGACCACCACTCGCGCTCTGAACTGGAATTACAATCCTGCCAGTGGATGGTATCTGACACGGAGTTGCGATTCCCAAAACGTTACCATAAAGAGTAGGTAATACAGAACTCGTACTTAAGTTTAGTCTTCCAAAACGCCAGAACGTCGTATCGATCAGATTTTGGTCCGATAGTACAGTACCCGTACGCACATACACTTTTGTACCGTCGATGTGCACGTGAGGCGTTCGTTCATAGAAGGTCGTCTTGGCCCCAACAGCTACATCACCACCACCGAAAAATCTCGCTAAATTACCCATTGGGGTAGTCTCCTTTTATTTACGGAATGTAAAGGTTGTGGTATCGAGCGAGTATTTACTCAACTCTACTTTTAATGCGTCTTCCCAGCCAGTCCCTGGCGTAGGCTCTTTGACCCCAAAATACGCCTGAAGAAACTCCGTAGCTTCTGGAATAACCTTTTCAGCCACATACCTTGCTGCACTCCCACCGTAGTTATTCGTAATGGCAGCTTGCGCGTCGTTACTAACCGCGATTGCTTCCTCGTTCTGTCCCGACTGCGGGTTGTATAACGCGACCCAAAAGTCATTATCCATTCCTAATTGAAACTGGATAATGAAGCGATCATACGTCGCTACGTCTATTTTAAACATACCCTACCCCTTACGGAAGTAATTTAAAACCTTGTGCAGCATCGTCTGAAAAGCCGTAACGAAAAAGCCACAGTAACTGTTCCAATACCCCCGTTGGGTACTCTGGAAGCGTTCCACCTGTTGCTTTTAAAAGCTTCTCATTCCCTACACGGATGAAGTCGTCTAAGAACGCTTTGGTATTCCCGTCATAACGCTGAGTGATTTCAGCTTCCACGTAGTCTATCGCGTGTACTAGCTCAAAGTCACTTGACGCACTGCTAGGACCACCAGCAGTGATTTGTTTTACCATCACCACCCCCGCAGGGATGTCAGGCGAGCCTGCATTCACACCCACAGCACACACGTACCCATTGACGACACGTATCGTGTCTTCTGGGGTAGGTAAATACCCTTTCATACACACTCCTTAAGAATCAGTAAGTCGAGTGGGAGTCTCCCCCCACTCTAGGTTATAACTGCACCACCCAATCCGTACCATCACGAATCACACGCAGCTCCCCGTTCACACTTTCGAACCATGGGTTGCTATCGGTGGTTCCATCTGGTAAGTAGAAGGTTCCACTGGTGGTTGTAAAAGTCACACGATTGGCGGTAAACGGTTTATACACCACGACATGGTCTTGGTCGATGAACGTGTTGTCCAACACGATCGACACGTTCCCTAACCGCGTATCTGCGTAGAGTTTTCCTTCTCCAGCGACCCGAGTGAGGTTGCGTGTACCGGCTGTTGCTTTCGTGTACGTAGCGACTGTCGGCGTAGACGCTTCTGACGGTTGTAATACCCCGCCTACAAACATCCATCCCGTGGTCCCTCCCACAAACACCAACCGACTGGTAGTCCCACTTTGGTTGACGTCGACGTCTTCCACTAACCCCATGATCGACTGTCCGTTTCTCTTCAGTACGAGTTTGTTTAAACCAAACTTACTCGCAGCGTCGTAGAAACTGACGGTGTCATTTACAGCTGGTGTGGCGGGTAACGTTAACTCCACGATGCCCGCAGTGGTGTCTACGCCGTACACCGTCTTACTGACAGCTGTCGTATTCGCAGAGATCAACTGGAACGTTTCCCCCCCAGCGGCGTCTCCTCCCAACGCAGCAAGAGAAATCTCTTGTTCTACGGTGAGATACCCGGAGCCCAAGGCAGCGGCAGTTGCGATACCTACCGACGCTACGTTGTTGTAATCGACAATCTCAACAAAAAGCGACATGTTTGTCATCGCTTCGGTGGCGTGTACGTCGATGTACGCGAAGTTACCTGTGTAGCTTGGATGGTAGACGATTCGGATTTTATCAAACACAGCCCCGGAATAGTTACCGTAGTCCAACAACTTCACTTGTGGGTTTTGTCCGAAATAACACGAGTATTGTACACGTACAACGCCATGATCTCCCGATACACTCCAACGTAAGTTTAGTATGCCGTCAAATCGGTTAATCCCAGAACTGGAAGAAACAAGCCGGTACCACCCATTGACTACCGTATTAACCGTAGCGCTGCTGGTTCTAAGTGCCCTTGAACTTAAGTCATACGCTTGTTTGACGGCTGTAGCAGATGCCGACAACGTAGAGCTGGTTGTAGAAACACTGTCCGATAACTGGGAGATACCCGCGACACTGGTGGTGGCGACGGGTAGTCTCGCTACCGGTACCGTACCAGTATTTAAGTTACTGGCGTTGGTGTAATACGAGCCTTCTTGGTCGTCCAGTAGGTCGACGTTTAAGTTGGCTACTTTGGTCGTAGACGCAACGATCAACGGCGCGGTGCCTGTAGCGATTTCGGAGATCAACACATTCGCACTGATACGCTCAAAGAACTCACGTGCAGACCCACGCACTGCAGTGTAGATCGTGCCTGTAGACGTGCCTACAGCAAGCCCCGTCCCGTAGGTGATGGTGTGACTTCCATTAGAAGCAATCATCTCCGATTCAACATGGTAAACACGATGCCAAGCGTCATTCCAGACCTGGATTTCGTGTTGACCTTGTCCGGTTTGTACTACTCGTATTTGACTTCCGGGACCAAACACATTTGCGTTGTCTGGTACGTTCAGCGTTGTTCCGCTCGCGCGTACTAAACTTACAGTGTAATAGCTGGTCTTCAGAAATTCCGATGCTGTCTGTGAACCAAAATTGTTTTGCGGGTCGACTAACTTAAATCGCCACGCGACAGCACTATAAGCACTATTGGCTAGAGTAACTGTAACCAGAGTTCTCCATGTTTGTTCCGCACCCCACGCTGGCGACCATGCATATTTGGCAAAAGATAAATTCCCGTAACGCAACCCAGCCGCCAGCACTTTCATCCCAGTTAAGGTTTGAGTACTAGTGATGTCTACCGCATCCGTCAGTCCGTAGCCCACCACCGTAGTGGGATTCGTACCTGCTGTAACCCGCCCTTTCGCGTCCACTGTGACACTGCGATACGTACCCGCAGTCACTCCACTGTTTGCAAGCGTAAGCGCACCTGTGGCGTTCGCAGACCCGTTAAACGACGCCGACCACGTACCATCTCCTGTAATAGCGATGGTTCGTGTGTTTGTCAACGTTAACGCACTGTTTACATTCAAAGCGATGGCGTCATTGTCTAATAACCGAACTCGTTTATCAACAATAACCAGTCCGGTTAAATCACCGGCGGCGAAGTTAGGTTGGTCGCTGTATAACGTGTAACTAGCAACGCCTGCAGAGTCGGTGTGTATGACAACAGCAGTCAGTTGGGCGTACGTGGTATCCCAACGCATGTAGAAATCCACAACAGTAGGGCCTGCATTAGAAACAACCACATACCCTAACGTAAAGTGAGGGCTTTCATCCCCCACGATTTGTGCGGTAACAAATGGGTTAGAACCAAAAGCGGCCTGTTGTTTCACCCGTAACGTAATTTCACACGCCCGTAAAATACCATCCCCAGATCCGACAGAGGTCCCTTCCAACAAAACAATCATTTCGCTGTATAGGTTCGTTATCGTCATCGTGGAGATTTTCGTCCAACGTCCGCTGAGCGTACCACCGGAATTCGTTGTACTGATACGGCGTTGTAACTGACTCGCTGTGGCTGCGTTCCCTGTGGTATTTTGGTTGAGTGTAGGAATGTCTGCCGCTACTAACGTCGTACCACCTGTCACACGTCCTTTCGCGTCTACAGTCACTTTCGTGTACGTACCCGCGGTGACTCCTGAGTTCGCCAAGGTTGCAGTGCCAGACACGTTTGCAGAACCATCGAAGTTCACCGTCCAGCTGACGTCACCCGTGGAGGTGATGCTTCTGACGGTTTGTAGCTTCACTGCAGTATCTGCGGTACCCGCTGCGGGGTTGACCCACACGTACGCACTACCCGACCATCTGTACAGCCGGCCTGTGTCTATCGCGAGATACAGTTTACTGGTTTCTCCAGTGACTGGGAAGGACGCGAGTGTAGCGTACTCCAACACGTCGTCCACGTAACTCGGTAATTGCGCTGCAGGTACTTTACCATCCGCACCTAACGTCGCTACGCCGTTCACGGCTCCTTTTTCACTCAATGGTATTTTTGTCAGTGAGGAATCGTAGGCCGCTTTGACAGCCGAAGCTGTTGCAGCCTCAGTGGTACTGGTGGAGGTCACGGTGTTGTTTAATTGCACCACACCCGTCTGTGCTGTCGACGCGCTACGAATGGTTTGGGTGCTTGCTGAGGTAATCCGACCTTTTGCGTCTACTACAATGACCGGTACGCCAATCGTACTACCATACGTCGCTGCTGTTACACCGGAGTTACTGAGCGTAAGTGCGCTAGTCACGTTACCGCTACCATCAAACAACACACTCCACGTACCGTCACCAGTAATAGAGATCGTCCGTGCTGTGGCCAGTTTAGTCGCTGTGCCGGTATTGATGGAGTCGAGCGTGGTATTCACCCAGCCGGTTCCGCTGCGTGTCAGCACTTGCCCGTCTATCGGAGACGTCACCGTCACGTTCGACAGTGAGTCCAACGTGTGGTTGTGCGTAGACGACGCAGCATCGGTAATCCCGTATCCCGCTAAGGTGGTGGGCTTGCCTGTGGTGATCTTCGACCAGTCTAATGCAGGAATGTCTGCCGCTACTAACGTCGTACCACCTGTCACACGACCGTAGTTATCTACAGTGACTTTCGGGTACGTACCGGAGGTTATCTTTAAGTAGAAGTTGGCTTGGTAGGTGCTGTAACCAGCTGGGATAGACCCTAACGTTCCGACTGGAGTCAACGACCATCCTAACATACTACTGGACTGGACGTCCATTTGAATTGCAGTATGCGTACCCGACGCTCGTAGTTCTACAAACGCATAGTTTCCAGCATAGGTCGTGTGGTACACAACACGTACTGCATCAAATCCACCTGAACCAAAACGACTGAAATCCTTCTGGATCGCTGTGGGTTCTAGCCCATAGTAGATCGATGAGTCAAAACGCACAGAACCGTGATGGGAACTGATAGACCACCGCACCCAGAACTCTCCCGTGCAGCGATCCACACCCACCGGCGATGAAGCGACACGATACCACGTACCCGACGTTGTGTTTAACGTCCCACTAGTTCTTGCTGCGTGAGGAGTGGTGTCACGCAACACTTTCCCTTGGTTTGCAGTTAATGCTAAGGTGGTGCTGGTGCTGGTTAAGTTGTCATTGAGTTGTACTAAACCCGTTTGCGATGTAGTTCCAAGACGGACTGAGTTGTGAGCGATGGATGTCACCCGCCCTTTGGCATCTACGGTGACAGTAGGTATAGTTACGTTGTTACCAAACGTACCCGCCGTCACGCCACTGTTCGCTAACGTAAACGCCGCACTGACGTTTGCAGAGCCGTTAAAGTCCACAGTCCACGTACCGTCACCGGTCGTGGAGATCGTTCTTGAAGTCTGTAACGTCGTTGCAGTCCCAGCATTCCCTGTAACAGAGATACCCCAGGTTCCTACAGCGTTGCTCCCATCCAGTAACGCACCATCAGAAATTCCGTATCCAGCAAGTGTCGATGGTTTACCTGTGGTAATCTTCGACCAATCTAAACTAGGAATATCCGCTGCTACTAAAGACGACCCGTTGGTGACTCGTCCTTTCGCATCTACGGTGACCTTCGGATAGGTGCCTGCAACCACACCAGAGTTACTGAGTGTAAGTGCTCCTGTGGAGTTCGCAGAACCGTCGTACGTCGTGGACCACGTCGCATCGCCTGTAATACTCAACGTACGCGCAGTCGCGAGTTTAGTCGCTGTGGATGCATTACCAGTCAGCGCACCTATAAAGGTAGGTGCTGTAATATTCCCCACAAACAGCACATCTGGTCCAGTAACGAAGTACGAAAACACAACGTGTGCGACTCCATCGGCTCTACGGAAGAAACTCACCCGATCGGCAGCTTCCCCCGTCGCGAACGCTGGAGAAGCGTCACCGTTGTAGAACATACCACCACCGAACGTGGTCGATTGCCCGACGTAGACATATCCAGTTCCCTGGACGTCCCCGTGGGCCTCAAAGCCAGCTCGATGTGCATCGCCCGCTAAAGCGCGTACGACCGTATTTGCTGCACGGTTCGTTGCACCCACGTCGACATTTCCGTCGATTGTCCCGCCGGCTTTAGGAAAAGCTCCGATATCTGCTAAAGTAAACTCCACATCCGCAGAACCGTTGACTGATCTGGTTAGTAAACCAATGGTGATGTTTCTTGCGGTACCCCACGTCAGTGTGGTGATATTCGCTGTACCATCAAACGACGTCCCGTTGATCGTCCGTGCGGTTTGTAACTTGACAGCGGCATCGGCTGTACCTGAGTTTTCATTGATCCAGATATACACACTACCTGACCAACGATACTGCCGGTTGTCATCCAAAGCGACGTAGATCTTTCCAGTCTCACCTGTAGCTGGAAATGCGGCTAAGTTCGGATACTCAAGAATGTCATCCACGTAACTCGGCAATTGAGACGACGGCACCAACCCCTGGGCATCCAACGTGGCTACGCCGTTTGCTACCCCACGTTGTGCGAGAGGAATCATCGTCGCAGCGTAGTCGTAAGTCACTTTCACTGCGTTGGTAGTTGCTGCCTCAGTGGTACTGGTAGAGGTCACGGTGTTGTTTAATTGCACCACACCCGTTTGACTCGTCGTCGCGCTACGGATTGTCGTGTTAGAAACAGCGGTGATTCTACCTTTCGCATCAACAGTCACTGTAGGAACAGCAATGCTGGTGCCGTAACTCCCTGCGGTAGCGCCAGAATTAGCCAAAGTGAACGCTAACCCTAAGTTGGCAGAACCGTTGAAACTTCCAGAGGCTGTGCCATCACCAGTAATAGAGATGGTCCGGGCTGTAGTCAGTGTTGCTGCACTACCAGAGATACTAATCGCCCACGTACCGGTAGCACTCGTACCGTCGTTCTTAGGCACGTCGGTAATTCCGTACCCGTCACGCGTCGTAGGTTTACCTGTAGTAATTTTACTCCAGTCTAGGTTAGGGATGTCCGTCGCACTTAACGTCGTGGCAGTAGTCACACGACCTTTCGCGTCTACTGTGACTTTCGTGTACGTCCCAGTGACTACGCCAGTGTTCACTAACGTGACAGGAATCGTGACGTTTGTCGTACCATTGAAAGAGATTCCACCGGTGGCGTCACCACCCACGGATAACGTCCGTGCGGTTTCTAAGCGGGTGGCTGTAAGTGCGTTACCCGACACAGACATAGGCCATACGGAACCGTACTCTGTAGAGTTGGTTGCAAGTTCTAAACGCGCACTGGTCGGATTCCACCCAATCTTCACTGCAATCGCCGGACTCTGTCCTGCACCAGTACCTTGCTGTACTGGAATGAACCCTAAATTAGGTTCTTTAGAATCCAGAGCTGCTTGCAAACCCGTCACTGTAGAGATAGGTTGTTCACCGGTGTGGTTGGTACGGGACAATAAAAACGCATCCGTTTGGTTTTTCGTCGCTTCGGCGGCTATGCCGTCTAATTTCACGTAGTGTGACGTCGACATAAAACCCGCTTGAGCACCGGAAGCTAACGCGTGGGCGCTACCTCCTGCACCAAAGTGGCTATTCAGCTGAGCTTGTAGTTTACGAAACGCCTCAAAAACACTATCGGTGGCTGCAATAGCGGCTACGGTACCTGGGGTAAAACCAACCAGTACCGTGTCACGCACTCTCGCTTGCGTGAAGTAGAGGTTAGTCGCCCCTTCTGGTACAGCGTCACTACTGACGACATCCGCAGAGTCTTCATACCCTACTCCTGGGACGTAGTTATACAACCGTCCGGTATCTATGGTTTTGTAGGTGTATTGCGTACTGCCCGTGACGGGTAAGTCGGCAAACGTAGCGACCTCGACGATGTCGTTTAAGTACCCTGGTAAATTCGCGGTTATATTAATCGACGTCATAACCGAGCTCTCCATGTAGTGTCATTTATTTTTATAAACCGAATGGTCATTACGTTGCTGTAGTTGACAGACGGTGCAGTTTGGTTGTTAAACAAGATCAGTTCGTTCGCTACGTCGTTTACTGTGATCACCGCAGTAAAGGTATCATCCGCTGTGTCTACTGTAACGATACTGCCGATAGGGACGGTATTTAGCAAAGGCAAGAACACGTTGACGTTGTTTGCTGTCACCATGTAGTTCCGTCCAGGGAGTGCAGAAAACACATCGGTGGAGACGAGAACCACTTTTGCGTTCTCAGTGAGTCGATTGACTTCTTCTGTCAGGTACGCCACTTGCGCTTGCAATGCAGCAGAGATCTCTATTTTCTCTGCGATATCCAGTAGTGCGTCTCTGACGTCTTCCATGCCATACAGCTCACTCGCGTGGTGTAGGTGTGGTGCTGGAGGAAACTGCACTGGCGCACCGACTAAGTCCACCCACGCCACAGGACGGTCGTCTAAGTTTAATAACTGTAGGTACGCTGCAACGGTGTCGGGGTAGGTGACATACGACCCACCAGGCACTTGGTAGTCAAGTTCAACGTCGCCGTAGACGTCAGGATTTAAAAGCTGGATGATAAAGAAAGCAGCATGCCCTGAGCGTACTGTGATCTCAGAGTTCAGCTCCAAGAATCGATAGTCTTTGTTTCTTTCTAAAGGAGTGGGGTTTCCCACTTGCCGTAATTCAAAACCGTGTCCGTAGAACACGCCTTCACGTGGGACGATCGTCCTTTGCACGTACTGGGGGATGGTCCATTGTTCACCTGTAATGCGATTGCTTAACGCCTCAGCAGTCAGGTCTAATGGGTACTTGTTTAACGCCGGTGTACTCATTGCTCACTCCGGTCCTCAAAAAAAGACGTGAATAAAAGGCGGAGTGGTATGACCCACTCCGCCCACTGCTTTGGTGTTTTACAGTTGAATCACCCACTGTGTGGCACTCAACTTAACCAGTGTGATTTCAGCCGGCGTGTTTTCTACGTAAGGGGCGTTGTCTACGGTTCCATCAGGCATCAGCAGGTCTGCTCCTGGAATACGGTAGTCGACTCGTCCTACGGAGAATGCTTTTTGTAAAGTGACTTGATCTTTGATTGCATACGTTGCGTGATCTAACGTCACGGTGACCGAGGTGTCTCTGGTATCCACCACGTACCGTGCCACTCCTGACACACGAGAGAGCGTCAGTGTAGGAACGTCAATGGTATCGCCTAACAAGATCGTGTTCGTTCCGGAGACCGATGCTTTTCGTTGAGCTAGATTAATCATTCTAAAATACTCCATCGATCTGCAGCAGTTTTCATCACAAAGAACGAGCGATCTAGGTTACAAAGGGCAGAGGTATCGGTTACACCCCACCATTCGAGCAGCTCTGCTCCTCCTGGGGTTTGTAACGTCCACGTGTGTCCTGGGGTTTGACTGAAAACGATTTTGTCTCCAAGCGCTACTGAGCCAATCGCTGGAAGTGTTGCAACCAGACCATCTCCGACGTGGTAGTGCTTTGAGACTTGTACCGTAGAGTCTACAGAGAGAAACGTACCAAAAGCAAACCCTACACTTTTATTGACGTTAGGAAGAATACTGTTGTACGCATTCTCTACGTTACCTAGCCGTGTGAGGATTTCTGTGATCTGAGCTTCGTTTCCTTGCCCCATAGCGTTGAGGATTTCTGTCAGCGCATTAACAACGTGCTCCATTCCGTAGAGTTCACTCGCGTGGTGTAGGTGAGGAGACGGTGGAAACTGGACAGGTAAACCGACGATGTTCTGCCACTGGACAGGACGGTCGTCTAAGTTCAGCGCATCAAGGATCAACTGGATTGCTGCAAAGTTACTGGAGTACGTCCCACCGATGACTTGGTAGTCACAGGAGAGTGCTCCTTCAATCGCTGGGTTGATAATGTTCACGATCGCGTACACAGGTTTACTGGAACGGATCGTTGCATCGGAGTACAGATACAGTAACTGGTAGTCGGTGCCTTGAGTCAGTGTTTCTCCGCCAGGCAAACGAGTGAGGACTAAACTCTCTCCGTAAAACGGTCCTTCGTATAACGCAAACGCACGATTCCGGTTGAGTGGAATCGTTTTCAGCTCCCCTGTAATACGGTTAGTAAGTGCAGTACCCGTCAAATCCAACGGGTACTTAGCAATTGACGGATATGACATCTCTGACTCCAGGGTTTACTTAAGATGGACGGTCGGTAAGTTTAACAACCATAAGTCCTGTGGAACGATTCGGTTTAAGGACTCATCGGTACGGATCAGTGGGATACCTGCTTCCTCGAATACAAAAGGTACGTACTCACTACAGATCCACCGATTGGGGTTATGCCAATCCCGTTGGAAGACGATCCCAAAGATGGCTAAGTAGTCGTAGTGTTTTCCAAGCTCTGCCTCGGCGATTGCTTTGGCGTTGAGGTAAGTGGCAGCATCTACAGTAACCGATACCACAGCAACAGATTTGTAACGGTCTATAAAGTCGTTTAAAGAAGTCGTGATCACTCCTTTAAACGCAACAGCTTCATAGACTTTCGGTTGACTGAGGTAATGCGGGTGGTCAAACAACAACCCGCAGTGACTCCACTTTGACCACGTCCATCCACGAATGGCTTTACCGCCTATCTTTGTACTTGAACCAAAAATGATCTTCAGTTCACATTCCATGACTTTTCTCCTTTTACGGGGTGGACGTAGCGTACTCATGCTAAAAACGTGATGTCGGCAGACACTACTTTAAACGGAGCTCCGATGGCCTTCAACGCCACGTTACAACGGTCAATCAGAATTTTCCAGTCTCCGCCAACGTCAGGTATTTTACCCCAAATAGTTAACTCGCCGTCTACAATAGTGGCGTTGAGGTATACTTCGTCTGTCGTCGCACGGCCAGCAGCGTGTCTCACGAACGGTAATTTTAAAACCATGGGTTGTCCTTCCAACGGATGTCCTTCCGGCCACACGTAGCTGATCTCCAGTAACGGCGTGCCGTCTTGAGCTTTTAAGCCGGCAGATACAGATAACGTATCTGCCGGAGAGCAGTAGTAAAAGCCGTTGGGATACGGCAGTGCCTCAACTCCCGCCACAGTTACGTTTTTATTGGGTAAGATCACGTCGAGTCTGAGATCGACCGCGATTGTAGGTTGTTCGCGCGCGTCTATGATGCTATTCGTCATCGATCGTTCCTCATTTTATTCTAACGTAATCGTACTGACCCGATACACTATCGTACACTGAACCAGCAGCCGGAATACTTATCACACCACCCCCGCTAGTCACGGATGTGAGTGTTTGATTGGGTAGCGACATGGCTCCTCTCTTTCCCTGTATGAAAACATTGGCAGCACTTTTCACTCCGTACGGACGAATGGTTGTCATCTCCCACGTAATCAGATCCGCTGTTCTCCACACCTGAGCGAGTGGGTTAGTACTCGGATGCTCGTAAGCGTACCAGTACCCGTCCGCATAAAAGGAGGTATACAACGCAAAACCATTGGGTGATACCACATCAACACGCGACCAAGAAACACCGCTGTCGTTGCTGTAATAAAAACCAGAACGTAAACGTACTGGGTCGTAAAAAGGAACACAGAGTTTATGAGATGCTGGGCCCAAGAAAAAGAACCCGATGGTCGCGTTAGTTCCAAAAACAGCTGGAGCCGGACCATCCGTCGACACGTCCATCGATATCCCAGCAGACCAAGTCCCAGTCGCGCCGGTAGCGGAGCGATAGGCTCGAAAAATATAAGAGCCGTTCGACCACAACGCAACTACGTTTGTGCCGTCGTGTATCAAATCGATTAAATTTGGTTCTGTGGCTGTGTAGCTCGCGATTGTTGGGGCTCCGGTGGTTGAAATCAGTGCGATGTAAGCTGTGTCGCTAGATTTTGTGTTCGAGTGAGCGTACATTCGGGAAGAATCGCTCGTCGTGCGCACTGCCGTGCCGGCGGCAAAAGCGATCGCCGATCCTCCATTAGCGGTACTCCACGTTATCGCGTCGGTCGACGTGTGTATTCTCGACTCAGAATCAACAGCGAAATACCGAGAAATTCCTGGGACGTACGCATTCCCGATCACTCTCTGGTTTTGGGTGATCGTAGGACTAACAGTACAACGCACCCACGTCAACCCTCCGTCATCGGAATACCATGCCGCACAATCCGCGGCATTACTGCCGGTGTGGATTAAACTCAACCTGTTAGAAGGCCCCAGAGCATGAAATGCCGCAACGGTGTTCTTGGCGTCGCGTAATAAAACATTGAGTGGTATCCAAAGTTTACCGGGCGTCCAGTAAGTTGTATCGTAGTAGTTCTGGTCTCTCTCGAGGAACCCTACTTGTAGGTAGACTCTACCACCAGTTTCGTAACGCACATCGGTGGTACCTCGATACATCCTTATCAACTCACCGACTTCAGCGCCAGCGGCGCTGCTGTTGGGAAAAAATTGACTAAAATCAGCCATTTATAAAACTCCTCACACACCAGCTGTGGTGGTTGCAAACAGACGCCATTTATTCAGAGCCGTAGAGTAGATCAACCGACCCCCCACACGAGACTCATTCACGACTAACGTGCCATCTGTCATTATGTTTTTACCATTCCCATTGAACGTCATTGGGTTTGTTTCGAAATCAGTGTCGCTCGCGACCCATTCCACCGCTTCACCATCACTTGGATTAAACGGCAAAAAGTAGGTACACGGACCTAACGCGTTGTCTGGATACAATTGAATTCCACTGGCAAGGTAAGAGTTATTCAGCGGCATGACCCATTTCCCACTCTCCTGCTCGAACGTGAATTCCATCAACGTGTTCACTACTACCCCAGCGTTTAATACCACCACGTTTCCGCTGGTTTGCGTGTAGTTAGCGACATTGACAGCTAAGCCGTCTTTCTTCACCGTCACAGTACCCGGTACGTACTTAAACCGATACTCTGTTTGACCAGCGGTAGCGACGATCCTCACGTACCGACTTTGATGCCGTGTACTTGGGTTTAACAAGAACCACTGAGCACTACGATGTACCAACTGGTAACTACAACCCGCTTTGATATCACCTGGCGCTAAAGGACGTGTGTTGTCTTTATACACCGTCAGTGCAGATAACGCACCAATCTTTGCAGTGACTGGACCTGTGTTGGTGTATGTCGCTACGAAACTGATCAACAACCCTTCTGCGTAGTTAGTAAGGGTGTACGTCCCCGGTTGGTTGAGTTCCAACACGTTATCCGTCCCACCTGCAAACCCAGTACTCGCACCAGAGAGCTGGGCTTGGAACTGTCCTGTGAGCTCCGATTGTTTCACGTACTGTGCGTGGGCATCTGGGTCATTTCTGTGCACCAGTATAGCCTGCGTAATCGCTGCGCTGTTGCTCGTGATGTTCTGCGCGATCTCACGTATCGCGTCTACGACTTCATTCATCCCCACTAAGTCACTGGAGTGGTGAGTGTGGAGCAATGGGTCATACACGTACGGTTTGGCCGCTACGCTTTCCCACGTGGTGGTACGGGGGTCTACTAACACATTCGCTAACGTGTTGAGTAACTCGATTTCGTTTAAGGTGTAAGGACCACCTAGCGTTTGGTACGTGAGTTCTAATCGACCTGTGAACGCCGTGTTCGTTAACAGTAAACTACCATACACCGGCTTAAACGGTTCGGTGTTACTCTGTGCTTCGAACGCATGTGTGAGCACAAAGTCGATATTCTTCGTTAAGTACAGTCCGCTTGTGACGTCTTTGACTAAAACGCTCTCTCCAAAGTAAGGAGCGCAGCGTGGGATAATAAAATTGTACACACGGCCAGGATCGGCAGTGATCTCATGCACTTCCCTCTCGATTTTATTCGAGACGGCCTCTCCTCCCGGATCAAGGGGAAAGGTATAGCTCAGTTGTAACATATGAATGATCTCTCTTCGATGTACCGTGGGTTAACATAGAATTACCTCGGTCTTTACCATGGAGTAGCCCCAGTGTATAGCTATATTACCGCCTTTGTACAGACGTCCGTTTACGACGGACAGTACCGTCAGACCGACATCCAACACCTGCAATTGAACCAAATCTTTTTCAGGTATCCACGGGGGTACGTCCTCTTAAACAATGACGTCTTCAGTCGTGAGGAGACCTTAAACCTGTACGACTTACCAGAAATCTGGAGAACCTCAGAGTACACACTCAACCAGTTCTTAGTCCAGAATGGAAACTTGGTGTTACCGACCACCACCAACCCTTTGACGTTTACGTGGCATAGAGCGCAGTACTACAACGTCCACTACGCTACGTTTAAACAAACGCCAGTGAACCGAGCGTTTCATATCGACTACGAACTCTCGTATGACCAACAGATTGACGTGTTACTCACGAAACCTTCCGTGGATTACTTTGCTATCCAGCAAAACTGTTTATTCACCGCAGGAGGTTTACTGCACTTTACAGAAGGAGCAGTGCATGGTCTTACAGTCTACGATGCAGCAAGAACCTTACGCAAGAAGAATGATAACCAAATGGGGATCATTGACTTCCAACGGGTGTCTACGCTCTCGTGTGTGAACCTGACTCGACACGACGTCTACAAACAAAAAGACACACAGCCTTTGTCTGACGTGCTGTACGTGAGTTTACCGGAACCGATCAACGGACGAAAAGTCCTCCTTTCTATAGGAGGGTTTTTAGTCGTACCCGATCAACACAACTTTCTGGTAGGGGACCAGACCTACAAGATTGACTTCAAACGGTTTAACTGGCTAGAGCGATTCTTTATCCTCCAACGGTTAACGGACATGGACTGGGAAATAGAACACTTAGGGGAGTACGCATCGAAAGAGCAAGTCTTTGCCGATGAAACTATCCGTAAACTGTTTGACTTGTCTCAGACGTTTGTGATCTACTTAGACCTGGAAGAAGAACTCTTCATTACCAGACACCCCGTGGAGCAGTCGAAGTTACCTGGACTTTACTACAGCTACGAGAAAATCGGTTTACCATTACTTGGTAGTGAAGGCAGACTCATCGATTACAAACACAGTAAGTTCGCTGGCGTGTGGAGTTTGCAAACCAACGACTACATGGATCGTACCAACATTTTCCATTCTACGGATTGGGTAGAAACTCCAGAAGTCGTAGGAGAGTTTCCAGATCCAAACAAACCTGCGAAATACGCTGGTGCGCATTTCTTGGTGTTCTCTAAGTCCTCAACGGAGACCTAACTCTATGTTTAATTTATTTAGTATACCGATCTCACCCGAAGGATGGAAAACCATCCGACAGGTGGTGTTGTTTGTTCTGTGTGTGGTGTTCCTTGTAGGGGGTGGGTATTACCTCGGGAAGAAAGCAGAACAAACCGCACAGGCGGAACGTAAAGTCGTAGCTCTGGAAAAGTATCAAAAAGATACGGAAACCCTCCGTGAGCAGCGAGATGAGTTACAAAAAAAGTACGCGAACAAAACTGAAACCGTACGTATTGAATACAGAGAGGTAATTAAGTATGTGGACAAAACTGAAACTGAGCTTGTGGATCAGCTTCGCAATGATAAACTTAGGTTGTCAGTCCGCCTCCGTGACGCAGAGGCCAGTGCCGCCACCGCTAATCTTGCAGCCTCCGCCATCGGAACTCATGCAGAACGTCGAGCCGAACTTCACGAAGAGACTGCTACAGCTCTTATCCGTCTCACCAGCGACGCTGATAGAACCGCAGTCACCCTTGGTTCCTGCCAACGATACATCCAACTCCAGTACGACCAAGTAAACGAGTATAACTCAAAGAACGCTGAGTTTTACAAAGAAAACGGGTATACCTTTTAAAGCAAAAAAGAAATGAAGCAACATATAGAGGAGTCCCGTTGTGGGACTCCTCTATGCGGGTTAGTTTACGCGCCTACGCTTTGGTCTACCTTGGATAAGATAAAGTCAAATTCGTAGTCTGCTAACTTCAGGTTGATGCGGTTTCCTTCAGCGCCTAAAGTCGACAGGTCTGAGTTTTGTATCAGACTGACTAGACGGTACAACAACCAGAAACGTACAGCGCCAGTTTTTACGAAGTTTGGTACGTAGGTTAATACGTATTCAACGGCTGTCAGTAAATCGTCTGGGTCTAAGTTACTGTTCGGTAACACGGACACAGTACGCTTCCTGTTCACAACCATCGACAATTCAAATCTGTCGCTGTTGGTAGGTTTGTCGGTGTACTTCGTTTTACCATCGGGAGCCAAACCAATCTCAATGGTGAAACCAGGGGCGATTTCATTTAAGTTCAGTCGGTTCCACTCGCTGTGGGCGTAGAAGTAACCGATGTCACTGAAATCCACAGCATCGGTAGCTAACGCTTTTAAGATTTCAAAGTGTTCAGCTATCCGCGTTTTGTAGAAGTCCAGTTGTGGTTCGTACCCGCCGATGTTTTTATACGGCACCAGTGCGTCAAACGCTTTTGGTAAGTCACGCATCAGTAAACCAAAGTCCGGATACTCCGTCTGGAAACTCAGTTGATGTGCCCAACCCGCTGGAGTGTGAATACCGACATCGCCCGTGTCCACATTAACGCTGGCTTGCCAGATGTAGTGAAATGTTGGTAAAAGTGCTTGTGTGGTTGTTGGTGTAGACATTAAAGTCTCCTTTTGGTTGATTGCGTTGTTGTTTTAAACAGAAAACCCAAAGACCATACGGATCTGTCCGTATTCTTCGGTGAGCCGTTTTACTTCATCGACCAATGATACAATCGGGGTTTTCAGAACCCCCAAGTTATTCAGAGCATCGATGTTCCGATGGTACCACTGAATCAGCAGTTCACCATAGAGCCAACTGTGGGTGTGGTCACCAATGAACAACAGACCACTTTGAGTTCTTGTCTTACCCATAAACACAGTTTCAATAGGGTTAGTTAACTGTATATGGTCGCCGTTTACAAGTTGTAGGTCGTCGGGTAGTCCATTTATCCTCACCACAGAAGTGTCCACGCCGTGACTTTGCAGATAGGTTAAGTGGACGGTTGGCGCGCCTACCAAGGCCGCAAACAAAACGTAGTTGCGGCCAAAGGTCCAGTTGTGTGATACATCCACCCACCGCGTTTGTTCGCCGACCTGTATTTTCTTCTGAAACGTACCGTGTATATCAGTACCCATTTAAAACCTCACTTATGGACGTACACGTCGTAATAGTCAAACTGAATCGCTGCTCTGTGGTACGGGTAGTCCGTATCAAAGTCGCGGTTTGTCATCAACCCATAAAACACACGAATGTATTCCCATCCTAAACTATCTGAGGGCATGAAGGTTTCCTGCAACCATTTAAAGTCACCAGAAGTCACATTCGATAAATCGTTCGGGTTACACCCACGAATTTCTTCGATGCAGTCTGTACCTGCTGGGTTGTACGCATCGAAGTACAAATACATACCAGAGACGTTCAGGAAGAAGTACGCATGCTCGCCGTTGTCGCAGAAAGTTGGAGTTAACCCGTGAAGTGTTTTCAACACCGCCCCGACAGCAAATGCGGTCACACCACAATCGCCAGAGTTCATCTTTTCTAACAACACCGCTTCGTGTGGGTGGTTAGAATTAAACGGAATGTTCTTCCGGTGGACTAACCCGTAATACTCACACCACCTTTCGAAAATGTGTGCGACTAAATGTCTCATTGTCCAGACTCCCATTTCACGGCTAATGAGTAATGTAACTCATGTAGCCCTTGTTTTAATAACAGTTGGTCGACGATAGGTTCAGAACCTATTTCAATTCTCTCCAAACGACTGAGTAACGCTTCCCAAATCATCCACTCTGGAAACCAACCTAACACACCCGCGGTAATACTCTCATTCAGCGCACCTAAGTCTCGTGTGTAACGAACTTCAGACGTCGCTGACTTGAGTATCAACACAACCTGTAACTCAGAATCCCAATAATAAGGCTTTAAGTTACTTAGCTTGGTGTAGTACTCTTCGTTATTCCAAATGAGGCGATGCCCAGTCCGCTCTGTTTTAATCGGCTGTACCGCGTAGTCGATATCATCCAGCAGATTCTCAATCGCTGTCAACGTCTCACCGTCACTGTGGGTGATATCTTTTACTACACTACGTAGTTTCAGTAACTCATTGCGACCAGCCACCGTTTTTGTGAACTGGAGCGAATCGAGTTCTTGACCAAAACCTACGTATGCTCGTACCGAATTGGGTATTTCCGGTAAACTGACGTCAACTTTCCAACGTCTGGTGATTAAAGTGTTTTGTGACATACTCCCTCCTTTGGGGCAAAAAGAAAAGGGACCGAAGTCCCTTTTCCGTATTACGCTTCTAACGCGTAGGTTTCATCACCGGCGGACTCCATAGGTTCGGAAGTCTCCACTGGCTCTGCTGTACCGCACGCCACTTTCAGTGAGTCAACCAACGCCGCGTCTAAATCGGTAGGACCGGAGTCTGTACCCACTTCAGGTTCTGGTTGGGTTTCAACCTCAGGCTTACGGCGTTTCTCACGTTTAGGTTTGGCGATAGGCTCAGCGCTGACTGGAACTACAGTGGTTTCTGGTGCTGTACTCACTGGGTCTTTGTTAAGCTCCGGGATAGCTGCTTTTAATGCATCAGCCATCACAGAGTTCACTGGAGCTTTCGGTGGGGTAGGTTTACGCGCAGGTTTCAGTTCTTCCTGTTTTACTTCCACTGGAGCTTTCTGTTTCTGTTTAGGAGGACGAGGAGATTTTAGCCCGGCACGCGCACGTGCCCATGGGTCATTCGGGTCCAGAGTGACTTCCACCGGAGTCTCCTCTTTTACCGTAGAAGCGACGACAGCTTCTTCTGACACACGACCAGCAAACCGCACCGGTTCAGCAAACTCCACGACGAACTCAATTTCTAACCCCAATACGTTAATGCGTCGGGTGTTTTTCATCCGACCGTCTTGCCAGTGACGGAAGACTTCTAACGCTTGGATGGTCAGATACACACACAGCAACTCTAAACCGTGCTCACCCAACTCACGCTCACCTGCAATGTAAATCGCTGCACTACGCACTAACGCATTACTGACCGCATCACCTGTACCGTGTAACACCACCGCACGCTTGTTACGCTGTCCTGAAAACACACGCGTTGTAAACGTATACGGAATCGACGTTTCCGTGACTTCGACCCTCGCTTGTGCGTTGAAACTCACACCCCACACACCGCGGGTGTCTTCCCAACGTAGACCGAACTCTGTCGCTTTTAGTTTGTGTTCGGAGGCTAAGGCTTCCGTGGAAGTCATCAAAGACATCTGTCTGATCAAACGGTCGCATTCACTTTTAACCTCAGGGTCTCCTTGGAACAACTCCATGAATGCTTTCAGGTTCATCACACCGTCCCACCACGTGATAGGGTAGTGCTCTTTCATCAATGTGGTAACGTTCCCTAACTGAGGAACTACACAATGACCAATCACACCACCGTTGAACGTGGTGTTGATTCTGAATCCGTCGAACTGTGCGATGTCTTTGGTGGCTTTCTTTGTATTGGTATTTTCCATGAGTGGGCTCTCTTTTGTTTAGAGTTTTTTAATAAACACCTTTAAGGGAGTGGGGTACCGAATCCTACTCCCTTGTCGTCAGGTGCTGTCGTTGTGTGCAGGTAGGTGTACACCTACCAGCGGATTTCTTGTTGCGCACGTCTGCGCTCACGAGCGTAAAACGTCACTCCACGTACCAACACGCAGAGTAATAAAACTAATGCTTGGAAACTCGAGTAAGGCAAAGCGACGATTACTGAAAATATCGCAACCCCTATCCCATTGGCTAACAAAGTTAAAATGAACACCCTTGCAACCAAGTGGTTGGTTGCTCCCGGTTTATCAGGCAGTGCGATGTAGGCTATCCCTAAAACCACGAGTGGTGTTATCACACAAAACCACTCAATGGGATTAAACCCTGAGTATTCGAGGTAGTACGACACCCACGCAGCAACCCACGTGAAGGCAGTTAGAAATAAACTCATTTGTGTTTCTCCCTGAGTTGTTTTAAGAGCGCTAAATCGCGTTGCAGCGCAGCTAACTCTTTCTTTTTGAGAGTGGAATCCATTTGACTGGACTCCACCACGAATTTTCGATACGCGAGGTCTTGGGAGATCCTCGCTGCTAAACTAGCGCTGTTCATTCTCAAACCTTTTGGGTATGAAACTAACCGCGTGAGTAACATAGGTAAGAACTTCTGACACAACAATAAACCCCACGATGTTTGTGAACCACGCCCAGGGAGTTTCTGCATATAAGAGAAATACAGAAGCGCACACAGCCGTATGCGAGCACGCCAACATCACCACCGTATCCTTCGACGTGATATAACGACCTAAACACCATCCTATCACCGTGTGGTGTCCTGCAAGCACCAATGCAACTAACGCCCAGCCTTGGAGTTCTGGGAACACCCATTGCGCCATAGCAAATATCGCACTAAATACCACCACCATCCTGACGTGATCAAAATTTTTGTAATTTAACATCTTTAAATCCTCCTGATTGACGCGATGTCTATCGCGCTTCACCGTGATATTAAATACCTATAAAAAATTCGAAACGGCATAAAGGGAGCTACGTAGCTCCCTGTGCTATGTTTTCTAACCATCCGACGGAGGTGGAGGTGGGCGTAGATTGTACTCGTCGTCAGTGGTAGGTTTGGCTCTTCCTTTGGAGTGTCGTAAGTCGGCTAGTTTGCTCACGAGTGAACCCGCAGGTGTGGACTCGACCACCGCTTGCATCAACGCTTTAGTTTCGTCGTTGATAATCCCAAAGTACTTCCACATCACAAACCCTGGAACGATATACGGTAATACCATTTGTTCCCAATCCGGTAAGGTCTTTGTGTGATAACTCACCCAGAGAATCATCCCGGTGTACGCGAGTGTCAGCACGGTGACTAAGAAACACATCCCTATCGCGACTAACGGTTTTAAGATCTTTCCCGATCTAGACCGTTCGAGTTGTGTTCTTGCTTCTTTACGCTGACGTTCTGATTCCAAACCGTCGTTAAGTTCCCACGCAAGTATCTTTTTCTGGTGGTAACTTTCGAGCGTTTCGATTAAGTCTCTGGCTTGGTTTCCAGTGAGCTCTTTATACGAATGTTTGAGTGTGGTGTGTTTGTTAATCTCTTCGACTAACATCGCTCCTTCTGGGAGCGCGGAGCGAAGGTATTCGTCTCCCAACAGTGTTAAATAACGGTCTACCTTCATCATAGCTCTCCTGATCCTAAACACAGGATTGGACAAAAAAGAAAGGACCCGAAGGTCCTTTGCTTTTGTTTACCGACCATTAACGCCACGCTGCGGCCACACAAGCGTTCCGAAAGAGACCGGATCGATGCTCTGTGGAGCCCTAAATTCTATCGGCGGTTTACCCTGAGCTGGAACTTTAATCCGAGCAGCGGTAGCTGACACATACACCGACGAGTGAGTGTCTGTAAAGTCATCCATGTCCAGAATATCCGCCGCGGTGGTACAACGAGTCGTGTCAAGTTTTGCACTATTACCCATCAATACTTTTGCTGTGAGTGGGTGGTCCGTAGCGATTTGTAGTAGACCGCTTTTGGTAATACCTGACACCAGACGGTCACCTTTCTCGGTAGCGAATGACCCACCGCCGATATCACACTCCTTCACACCACTCTTGTCTTCCCGTGTTGAGCTGATTTGCACCGCCCAACGTTTGAGAAGCCGGTTGAAGTCCACTTCACTCATCCGCCGACTCCGTTTCCTTCTCTGGGTAAAGTACCTGGACTTCAACCGGTGGTCTGTAGTCACTGAGCACACCCACACCTAACGTCTTGACGTGAATGTAGTACTTCACCTTCGACGGAAGATTCGCAGCGTTAGACGTACGGATCGTGCTGTACTCACCGCCACGCCCTACTTCAGGTAACCCGTACTCAACGTCCAGCTCCCGAATGCGACTGCCTGTTTCCGTAACAAAGTACAGGATCGCATTTTTGGCGTCACGACGATCCATCGCATAACCCCAACCTTTCGGTAAAGGATTTTCTGGATCAAACGCAATGCCCCATTCTACGTTCACCCACACTGGACGAGGCACGTTCATGACGTTCAGCAGATAGCCTAAGTCATAACGACCACCGAACGATTGAATCTGGCGAATAAGATCAATCAGCATATTCGGACTTAACGCCTGTTGGTCTACGTAATCCAGCAAGAACTCGCCAGTTTCAGGATCTACGATCAAGTCATCGATGATTTCTTTTGCTTCTGAGCGTTTAAGCACGCTGTACTCAAAGCGGAACAAGAAACGTCCTGTGCGATTTAAAAACGCATCAGGAAGTTTATCCACCTCGTTCTGTGTGATCAAGAACAACGCTTTTTGGATCTTCGCGTCACTGAAGAACGTCAGCAAGTCGTCCTGCTCGGCTTTCTCCGCGTAGCGTTTGTTGAACTCATCAAACAGAAACACGCACTCGCCGTTGACCAACTCATACAGGAAGGTCAGCATAGACGCAGGTACGGTGTGGTCAATCACAAACACAGGGTGTCCGTTCTTCACCGCTTCATTACACAAGTCATACGCTAATACGGATTTCCCCGTACCTTTCATCCCCAGTAACAACACACCCACCGACTCCACACGACGACTGAGTGTGTCTAAGATCAGCTCTTTACGGCGGTGGTGATCGCCGTAGATCTTAGTGGGCATTGGGTAGGGGTCAACGTGAATCAACGCTACAGTTTTGTCGGTGGTTTGCAAACGATACATCGCGGCTGGTAAGCGCTCTGTGGTAGGAGCTGGGTGGAAGTGTTCGACTAACACACCGTTGTTCATCTGTACTAAACGAATATTTTTATTAGACATGACCTGCACCTTTTATTTGAGAATGGGAGCATAAAGGGAGAGTCTGTACTCTCCCTCTGGATTAACGTGTTAACACGTCGATTAAGTTTTCGAATGTTTTATGTGGGACTTCAATCAAGCGATCCAGTAAAGGACCTCCGTTTTCCAACACTTCACGGTGGTTCTGATCGGAGTACACCACTTTCGCAACCGCTAGGTCGATGAGACGTCTGGTGTCACGAGTACCCCAGTTGTCTGCGTGGTCGCTACTTTGGACTTCGGCATACGGTCTGCAGGTTTCTGCAACCGTTTTATGTTGTCCTCTGATATCGTACCATGCGTCACCGATTTTAGAGTACACGTGACCTTCTACAGGGTCGTACCAAGCAGCGACCACGTCACCAAAGATCGACTTCAGGATTTTGTAGAAGTTCCAGCACTGCCCTTCTGTGTACAGTAACGTAAGATCTGGATGGGATTCGCGAATAGACGTGATGATTCCCAGTATCCAACTTTCATTCGGTAGATACTGCTGGTTCTTACTGAAATCCACCGTAGTGACCATTGTCGCATAATTGGCCGATAACGAAACCGCTTCTCCCAACACCCAATTCGTCGCTTCTTCCGTGGGTACTAAGGTGGTGGTTTCAGTATCGTAGTTCCAGACCGGTTCACTCGCCTGTTTTGTCGGCGTTACATTTTTCGCAGGAGACTTTAACAAGTCGTCAAGAGGGTGTTTGCCGTCGTAACAAAGCATGGCGAGAGTATCCAATTCATCGGTTAACGTCTTCCACGTTTGCTGTAACCAGAACCTCCCACCGACGTAGGTAGATACACGGTTGGGGACTAAACCCGACGTTAAGTACTCGTTGGCGCGAGCAACAACTTTCACCGACTCACAGTACTCCAAAGCTTGCTCCAGAAACCGTTTGAGTCTCGGATCTTCTACTGGTGTCACGGCCGACACTACGATGTATAAAGGTAATTTAGTCATCGATTTCAGTTCCTGAGTTATTCGCTAAGTCATCCACCGTACCTACGTGACGTACGGTTTGATTCACCACCCCTTGCGTGGGCACTAAACCAAAGACGTGAGTGTAGAACACACCTTGCTCATCTGACATCTGCACCACACAGGACAGAAAGTCAGAACCCGCTACAGCGTGAGTAGATACGACGGTCCCCGTTTTGATGTGCTGTTTAGGCACGTCTAAAAACTTCTTCAACACTTCAGCTGCACGATCCGCCGAAACATCCGCACTTACAAAGAACACTTGCTCAGCAGCGCCTTGCGCAGAGTGCGCGATTAACGCTAACGCTCCTTGCTGTGCTTCTGAGTTAAACACCACAAACTTCCCACCGATTCGAAAGGTGGCAGCAATGGGTGTCGCTTCATCGATTTCACGACGTAACTGAGCGGTGTTGAATGATGTTGCTAACATAGGTCGAACTCCTTTAGCGCAAAGAAAGCAGAGCGCGAAGCTCTGCTATGTTTTTTAGTGTGTGTTTCAGATCAGCCATTTGTTGTTCGTACATCAGGCCAAGTTGGGTAGACGTGTAACGTCCGGTGGATACAAAGTGAAGCTGTGCGATTTGTTTCTCGATTTCCAGTAGTCGATCCAGTGCGGGAACCACACAAGGAAAATCGTCTTCACTCACCGCACAGAACAGACGCCAGTACATCACCGCCATCTGTAAGTAAATCCAGCTGTTAGGAAAGATCCATGGGAGGTCCGTTCCTACTTTCTGTGTATACTTTAGATTGTACCACATACTCTTGAAACTGACTAGAAGGAACAATTTCACGAGGTGATACACAATCCCTAAACCGTACATACCCACCTCCCTTAATGCACACGTTGAGGTGTGTATTGTTTAATGTACGTCAACGCCATCTGGATAGTCGCGATCCAATCTTCGGAATCCGACAAGCCACGACGGTATGCATGAACGTGGTCAAATGCAAGAAGCGAGCAAAGCGTTGCTACGTCGTCCAGCACACGTAAGAGTTCTGGGTGCTTGTGCACACCGACGATTAGACGCTGGTGCTCTGCGCTACACTGTAAAACTAAAGCGGTTGAATGTTTCATGGGTAAAATCCTTCAATAAAGAAAAGTCCTGTGAGCGGAGTTTACAACTCCTACTCACTGGGATATTAAATACCTATAAAACATTCGATTCGGTTACTTAGGTAGAGTCAGCCCACTTAAGACGTCGACTACGAACTTACGATCACTGGGGTCGATTTGCCGTACTAAGTCAATCGCTTTGAGTAACGTCAAGTCGTCTACTCCTACGAACTCTGCTTTGTGATCACGTAAGGTCTGTTTGAACGACTCTAAACTTTGGTACAGGTTTAAGAACTTCGGGAGTCCGTAGATTGCACAGAGTATCCCAGCCACGTAAGTAGGGTGGTAATGGCTAGGCACCACGTAACGTATCCCTAATACTCCGGTCTTTACTTTCTTTAAGGTAAAACGGAATCCATTCCGAAGTCCAGCACTGTACTGTGGGTCTTTGGGCAAAACGATTTCATTGACCTTTTCAGTAGGGACTTCTAGACTACGATCTAGGTGTAATTCATCCACAGCGCACCTCCAACTCAGCAAGCTTAGACAGTAGCTCTTTCTGTACGTCCTCTATAGGGGCCTCAGCGTTCACTACAACGCATGCAGCTGCAGTTTGATCCAATCCCATAGCCTCACTGGTAAACATCGCTCTAAACTCGTTACAGACGCGTTTAAAGAACTCCGAACCCCTACGTTCGATCATGTCCATCCCTGTGGCGTTTCTACGTCGTTCTAAAGCCGTTTCTACCGAACAGTCTAAGTAGATCACCACGTCAGGTCGGTAGTCGTCCAAACCAGACCACACGAGTTCTTCCACTTGTGCTACTTCATCCGGAATGCCTAACCCAGCGCCTTGATACGCTCGTGTGCTCCAGACAAATCGATCGTAGATCACGTCCCACCCAGCGTCCAGTGCAGGAATCGCTACTTCAGTCAACGCTTCTCTACGAGAGGCTGCAAAGAGTAGTAGCTCAGTAATCGGTGTCCGTGGGTACTCCGTACTTTTCAAGATTCGACGAATCTCTGTACCGATGACGGTTTGACCGGGCTCTGCGACGACAAGCACCGCTCTGCCGTTTTGTTCTAAGTGCTGTTTGAGTAGCTCGATCTGTGTACCTTTCCCACAACCATCTAACCCTTCTACTACGTAAAACGTACCTTTCTCCATTTTCTAAAACCTCTTGTGTCAGATTACAAGTTTACTCGCTGGGGTAAAATAAAACGGCATAGAAGGAGGGTTTCCCCTCCACTCTAGCGACGTAACTGCAGAGCAAAGGTTGTGGCTGACCAGTACCCTACTGCAATGGCATCGTACGTGTGTTCATCTAACTCCAGAAAAGGAACTGAAGGATGGATAAACAACCGTCCTGCGTCTACCAACGCACGGATGGACTCTTGTACGTTTTCTTTCGACCCTTTACGCGTCAGTGCCCCTACGGACAGTTTCGCTGTAGGAGGATCTACAAACTGTACTTGGAGTGAAGGATCATACCCAAGCACAGTGTGGGTAATTACATTACAGCATTCCACCAACGCAGCGTACGCTTGAGGGAAACGCCCCATAAAAGGGGCTTCACTCGCCACGACGTGTGGTTGGTATTGAAACAACAACTGTTGTAGGTTCTGTCGATGGTAGTCTAGTTTGATGGCACGTTGTCCTATACTCCACTGTAAGGAAGAGTCAAAGTCTGCGTACCGATCCGCGCTAAAGGTTCCACCGTACACCAGGGTGATTCTCCCACTGACTAAACAGAGTTCTATCCACGCTACGCCCAGGGTGTTCGTCCCTGGGTCGAGGGCGAGGATACGTAACGGTTCTGTAGTAAAGTGTGCGTTCAACATTACTCTTCAATTAACATTGGTTCGGTAGCACCAATGTCAAACGTCATGTCAAAACCCGTACTTACAAACGCTAAACTGTAGTACGTCGAGATAAAGTGAGTGATCTGCACACCGACTGCCTCGTTGAACGGAATGGTAGCACCCCCCGTGGTTTGTACGTTCACCACACGGTCTAACCCACTACACACAGCAATCTCAGACACCACAGAGAACAGTGGATCTCCGTAGAGTACGCTACAGACGTTGTAGTACTCTTGAACGTCTTGTGCACTGAACACCACAGGCACTGGAGAGCTGACTTCTAGAAAGTCACCGTCTTCTAATGCTGGGGTAGACGTACTCGGTGGGAGCACTGGTTGTGTAGGAGACAGATCCCCACTGTTCGGCACAAACGGCACTGAGTTCTCCACACCCCCTACTACGGTCGTTAACGAGTAGTCAATCGTGGTGTTCGACAGATCCAACCGTTTTAAGTAGTACGCGTAGTACTGTAAACCACCGTGTTCTTCTTGACGACGTAACGCGTATTTGTTTCGCTCTACTTCCGGTAAGTCATCGGTGATTAACCGTAAAACAAAAGGCACGATTTCAAACGGTGCGGCATCACGTGGACGGTGTTTCACTGGTGCATCATATCCTACCCCACTTTCAGTGTGGTTTAAACGCCGTGTGCCTTTACGACCAATCGCGTAGTAGCCTACCTGTGGGTAGACGCCTGCTGCAATCGTAGAAGGGTGTTGGATGGCTAACGCTTGGTTTAATGTAGAGTTAGGCAGTATCGTGTACGGTCGACGTAACAACAAAGCATTCTGGAGTCCTGCCCCATAGACGGTCCGCGTAATAATTTCGCTGGCCATTGATCACCTCAATTCTGTTTTATAAGTAAAAATGGACTAAATGACATACGATGGTTTAGGTGTTGTCTCGCACACGCAAGATGCGACTCTCAGAGAGTGCTAACCGATACCGTGTCCCGACTCGTGTTTGGGGTTGGAGTTGCAGCTGAGTTTCTGCCCGTAGACGATGAGGCGTATACGTCATTCCTAACCGTAAGGTAGAGGCACGACCTACGTCTGTTTTCACAACACTGTACGTACGACACCGCACAGACAGTGGAGTGATGTCCGCTTGGTGGAGCATGCTCTCTCCAGACACTACACTCTGGATGTTGTCGATCCGAGCACGTAATACTTCCAGTGCAATAGCTGAGCTGGAATTGATCGTGGGGATAAACTGATTTGAGTATGCGCTCAGTGCTGCTGTGACTGCCAGTAACGACTTCTGCAATTCGGCTAGAGTCAGTTCAGAGTTGACGTCCGCTCCAGTAGCGAGACGAATGGTTTCCTCTAACGTCAGTTGGATGTCAGAGTCATTAAGTAAATGTAAGTTCCATCCACGGCTAGTGAAAAACTCT